TTGAAAACCAGGGGAAGGTGCTGATCGCCTTCCCCATTTTAATAACATAACAACAACATATTATGAGCAACAAGTTTATTAGCAAAGGACAGAGGAATGTCTGTGTGACGTTTGTGAAGTATTATCCTGTGTTGATGCAGGTTATTATGTTAGCCAGCATTTTTGATGAGTTTTATCCTTTTAGTATCACTAATTGGCTGTATCCGATATTAGGTCATTCTATATCATGGGACCTATTTCTCTTGGCTTTTTCAAGAATGTTCAGGTTTTGTATATGGCATAGGTTATTGATCTATAGTATGATTTTTAATATCTGTGTAGAATGGGTTACGGTTAATATTGAGATGCCTATTGAACACAATATCGTAGTGTGGTCTGTTATGGCTGTTACTCTTTTGATAATCATTGCCTCTATTGTTTTAAGGTTTAAAACAGGATGTTTTGAAAATGAAAGAAATTCTGACAGAGACGCTGCGTAAAAGCGGTGCGGCGGTATGCGATAAGATAAAGGAGATGTTTTTAAGCGGGGAATGCGATCATCTTACAGCCAACGATCTTGAGACATGGACGCAGCTTGCTAATCCGGCTAAGTACTATACCGGAGAAGAGGCTGTTTCTTATCTTAATGTAACTTCTAAAAGATTTTATGAATATCGTAAGGCTAAGTTGGTTCCTGATCCGGTTAAGATAAAGGGATTCCCTAAACCTTTATATACGAAAGTTATGTTGGATGAGGCCATAAAAACCATATCCAGCATGAGTGAAAGAGAGATTTATATGAGGATCTTGAATGCTAAATCAAGAGAATCAAGAGCAAAAGAAAGGAGGGGAGCATGATTACCAATGGTGAATTTGTATCAAGAGTTGTAAACGGTATTCATGCCCTTGACAAAGATTCGCATGTTAGTCGGAGATGGATATTGAATATCGGTAGAACTAAAGCCGAATCTTATACAGCACAGAGATGGGATGACGGAACGTTACTTGGCGACCACCGGCTCCTAACTTACGTTACTTGCCTGGAGATGATTGAAGTTGATAAAATAGTTTGCTGCGATGCCGAATTTGCGTTGTGTAATACACTTATGCGTTCAAAGCATAAGCTTCCAGGACTTCTTTATTCTGCCCTTAGACCGGCTATTACTAAGGTGACTAACGTAGATAACACTATATTTTTTAAGTTCGCTGAAATAAAGTCGTATCGCAATGAACAAAAAAGACCGTATGCTAAATACGTTAAAGAACGTCGTCCTTTTTATTATGTAGAAAACGACTATATTTATATACCGGATTTTCATATAGAGCTTATTAACGTAGAGTTCTTTACAACAAGAAGAAAGAAGGCGCTGGAGTTAATGGCCTGCGATCCTACACCTAAAGGGTGCGAATCTGAATGGGAATACGAATTTATTTGCCCTATTAAGCTGATTGAGTATGTAGTGGCAGAGACGATAAAGGAAGTAGCATTCAGGCTACAGATTCCTGTCGATGAAAATCCGAATCTTGATTCCAATCAGAAAAGTCAAATTGTTCAATAATAAAATATTATTTATCTTTATTTGGGTCTTAGTTGTGAAACCAAGACCCATTTTTATATAACTTAGTAACATGAAAAGAACATCAATACAATCACCGTATTTTGCAGCCTACTACCATCGTCTTATGAAGAGAAAGAATGGTTTTAAGAAAGGCATGATAAGAGATAGAGGAGAGGTTTTAAGGCTGTTGTCTATTATATGGAAAACCGTATCAGAGCATTATGTGGAAGCTGATGCTGGTGTTTACGTAGATAACGTGGGCTACTTATGCCATGTGCTTATACCGGGCCAGCGCTTTACCGTCAGGCGGGACCTGGACATCGTGAGCAGGCTCGGCACCAACGGCTACCTCTACAACCACCTGGTTATGGATTTCGCAGACTCTAAAAGATATTACCATTTTGTAATACAAGATAGCTTGAAAAAGAAGTTAAGGGTTAAAATGAATAAAGGACGAAGATATCGATTTATGTACAATGAAATACTTGCTAAAAGAAGAGTGTTTAAAGATTTCCAGATTAAGAGAGTTTTCGAAGATAAAGAATTAGGACACAGAAAGTCGTAGAAAAAAAGTAGCGATCACCCTTTGTAGATACAGGATAATCGCTACTTTTGCATATCCGTCTACTTTCTCAAGCAGGCGGATACAAAAAAAACAATTCCTATTATGGGAACAAAGGTAAACAATTTTCAAAACAATGCGAAGAACAGTAACATTATTTTGACGCAAAAATCCAGCGAAACGGAAACAAACGGGAGCGTAACAATCTTTAAAAATTCAGAATTTGGAGATATTAGAACCATAGTAGATCCAAATGGAGATGTGTGGTTCGTGGCTATAGATGTAGCTCGATCACTTGGCTATGCTACGCCTAAAAATCCAATAAAAAGACATGTTGATGAAGAAGATACCATTCTTTTGCAACTGTCTGATTTTCAGAGGGGCTCGTTTTGGGCTCCCTTGGAAATCAATGAGTTAGACAGCATACGTGTAATCAATGAATCTGGGTTATATTCTCTTGTTTTGTCATCAAAATTAGAATCGGCAAAGAAGTTTAAACGATGGGTAACATCCGAGGTTCTCCCCTCTATAAGAAAAACGGGTTCCTATTCTATAACACCGAAAGACTATCCATCTGCATTAAGAGCATTAGCTGACGAGATTGATGCTAAAAATAGAGCCATAGCCGAGAGAGCGCAAGCAGAGGCGGAGAGACAGCAGGCGATAAAGACCATAGAAGAGCAGCGTCCCGATGTGGAGTTTGCGGAGTCGTTCAAGAAAGTTGATCATGAAAACATGTGGTTGATTAGAGATGTGGCGAAGAAGCTTGAGCAGAATGGAATCATCATCGCCGAAAAGAATCTCCGTTTGTTTCTTGAGGAAGTCAAGTTCATGTTCAGGAATGGGCAGGGTAGATGGGAGTTATACAGTGACATTGTTAAAAACAAATTTGGTGTTTATCGATCTTATTTTGTGGATAAGTATTCTGGGGAAAGAGTTAATCAGCAAACCATCTACATGACAGGAGCCGGATATGAGGCTACACTTAAGGGGATAAAGGAAAAGTGTAGGAGCCTTTTCTTGAAGTATGGTAAGTTTGAAGATCCTAACTTTTGAAAATACAAAATAGGGCATTAGACAGATTATTTATATCTTTGTGGAGGTCAGGTTCGTTTCCTGTCCTCCATATTTTTTGTTATGACAGTCGAAGATTATATCATAGAGTTAAAATCGTCTTTAAGATCATTTGACAAGCGTGATCTGATAGATGAGGTGTCCATCTACAAATGGGTAGAAATTGCCCTGAAGAAGTTTGGAGGTGATATTACTATGCGCAAAGAAGCGGTAGTGGATGTCAAGCGAGGGCAGGCCCGTATGCCTGGTGATTACTTTGATCTTATTCTGGCTTTCAAATGCGATTTTAAAGGATATGAGGTGCCGGAAGGTGACAAGGTGATATCAGAACTTCAAAATACAATAGCTTGGAAAGAACGTACCGAAAGAAGTTATAGGTGGTGTTCTTGCGATGAATGTTGTAAAGACGAATGCGAGAAAGTGATAGTTGAAAAATTTTATATCAATGTTCATGATCGCGATCATGAAGTTCGTTGCTATTATGACCGGCCGGTAATGTTAGGTCTTGCTAAGCCTATGCTTCGTGATTCTTGTTTAAGTAAATGCCGGAATAAGGTAATAAAGGATAGTCCGTATGAGATAAATATCGTAAACGGATTCCTGTATGCTAATTTCGATGGTCCTATTTACATGCAGTACCGGTCTCTTCCTTTCGACGGAGAATCTAATATAATTATACCAGACACGCCTCAAGGTCTGGTATTGGATTATGTGGATAATTTTGTAAAGATGAGATTCTTTGAGGAACTGATGTATAATGGAGAGGCACAAGGAGCAGCCGATTTGTTTAAGTTGTATGCACAGCAAGATTTGGTTAAGCTGAAAAATGCTAAGACCGAACTTAAGATGATGGGTATGACATTAAAAGGCATGTACGAACCTCTTAGGCGGCGCCGTGCTGAGTTTGAGATATATACTAAGGCGTATCCTGTAATTGGCAATATACTTAAATTGGTATGACGGAAGTAGTTCTATTTATATACTTGCTTGGTGTTATTGTATCTATGATTGTTTGGTCAATCAGGCAATTTAAAGGAGAGGCGAGTTTGGTAGAGACAATGTACTGCCCGGTAGTATTTTTGTTGAGCTGGATATACGTATTTGAAATATTTAAAATGAAATAAGATGTTAGAGGTTAAAGCAAGCGAAATAGTAACCGCCGACAAAATGAGAGGCATAGGACCGGCAAACATCATCTTCACAGCCGGCCCTAATCCGGTAGCCGAAGATCGCCGTGGCGTAGCTAAGGTAACGGCTGGTGGAGAGAGTAAGAACGTCACAATAACACAAGCTGCCGGCGAGCAGGTTGTTGTAATTCCTGAGTTCGATTATCTTGTTCTTAGGTATGGATGGGAATCAGAAGACGGCTCCGATTTTGATACTGCAACTGGTTTTACAAATACAGGCATATCAGAAGTAGATAATAAGTTTGTGGGATGGAGTAAGCAGTGGGCTACCACCCAACAACAGGTGGGTGATTACCTTATTTATGGTGGTGATAACATGCAGTCTGGTCTTGAAGGAGCGCTTATTAAGATGAAGACCTTGTTGTCAGCGCCAGGTATGGACGAGTCAGAACCTAATATCAATGCCGACATCTATGGTAATTGGTATGGAAATAGAGGACGAGGAAATGTTGTTGTGTCTTTTACAGCCTACCTTGGAGGAGAGATGGTTAAACAAGGATTTAATTTCATTAATGAAGGAGGTACGGAAGTTTACTCCGACAGCATCACTACTAACGTTTCGGCTCATGGTGAAACCAATTACCAAAATATAAAAGGTTTGTACACTAAGATGGGTACGATGGTTTATAATAAGGAAAAGCGTGATTGTGTTATTGTTATAGGTTAAGGTGATGGAAAGTCTTTGGGATAAATACAATAGGATTAAGGAGGTGTTTTACCGGGATTTCGTTTATGATTCCAGCTACACAGAGCAGGCCTCGTGCATCCCACTGTCGTCGGCAAAGGACGGGGTAGGCTGGGTCGGCGACGGAACCATTAACCTGGCTCAGTATCTCCAGTTCCTATACACGGAAATGATTCTCGGTAATAAGACAGAAGATGATGTTCGTAATGCCATACTGGTGCTTACTCGTCTTGCCGATACTACTTATGATCTATTTTTTAATAGCAATAAAGGTATTTATTTCAAATTCGAAAAAGGATTTTTCTTAAGAGATGACATACATGGTGAAGACGCAAACAAATTTGGTCTTTCCAAAATAAGTTCAGGGTACACTAATGGTATAGAGTTGAAAGACGAAGATCCATGCTTCTCACCATTTACTTCACAAGATCAGATTTGGAATCTGGCTCCGATATTAGCTTTCTTATCAGAAAAAGGATTTGAAGAAGCCAGGCAAGCAGGATACGATATTTTTGAGTACGTTATTAGAAACAGACACAAGATATACAATCCTTATTATAGCGCCTTGCTTCATCATTGGACATTCCTTCCTGATATGGATACCGATAAGGTTAAGCCGTGGGATAGGGTTAGTAATCGTAACAAGAGTCTTAAATACAAAGTTAAGGTTAAGAGAGGAGCTAATAACTGGTATTTTTCTGGAGGTTTTAGATGGGCTTTTAAGAAGTTTGGAGGCAAGTGTAGTACATTCTGGCATTGCCTATGGTATAAGCCATTTATATTCTTAGCAGATAGAGTATATCATCCATATGTATGTAAATGGTTTGGTATTAAAGTTAAAAACAATTCTTACTATTGTCTCGGATCCACAAATGAAAAATCATGGTACGGTCCTAAGTTCAGAAAGAGGCTGGTTAGTAAATTTAATAAGTCTTTGGAAGGGGGAGAATTGTTTATGCCGCATCTTGTTTTTCTTAAAGAGTGTGAAGATGTTGATGAAAGTAAGTTAAGATCTTATCTTGAAAAATGGGAATGGGATGGAGTTAATTCTCCTATTGAGTTTTTGATTTTGTGCAACTGGTATAAAATTATTTTTTGACAATGAAAATATTTTATAATTCAAAAATAGCTAAGTTGTTTACGTTCATTGACGGCTATAAAACAATTATGCTGTTTGGAGCCGTATTTACCGAACGTGATGCTATATCATTGAAGGCCGAATATCATGAAGAGGCGCATTGTAATCAGTATCATACAATGTTTTGTTTTGGTATGTTTATATCGCTGCTTACAATAGGATTGTGTCTCTTATTCGGTAATGCAGGATGGTGGATGTTATGGCTGTCCCTTATTCCAATATTTTTATACTATACATGGTATTTAATTGAGTACCTGATTAGGTTGTGCATATATCGCGATCATGATAAGGCATATCATAATATCGTATTCGAAAGAGAGGCTTTCGACTTAGAAAAGTATTGGAATAAGCATGATGTTTTGAGGAAGGAGTCGGAAGGGTTTAGTTTCCTCGGTTATTATAGGAAGGAGTATCATTATGAGTAGGAGAAGATATTTTGAGGAACAGAGATCTGGTAATGGAGCTATTTATCATTGTGTGGAAACAGAAATCGAGCCTGGAGATAGAATCAGATTATTTAATTTAATGAATAAAATCAAATCCGATACAATTAGCCAGGATAAGATAAATAGTGTACTGAATCAGCTTAGAGAAGGAACAGCCTTTAATATTCATACTCAGAGTCCAGTTTCTTTTTCGTTTTCAAGCACCTCTACCGGTTATGAACCAATGGCAATATGGATTAGATTTGACCCTTATCCTGCTCCAAGTGAACAACAGGGTATTATATACAAGTTTTGGATAAATGATCAGAGGTACGTTTTTATGTTTTCTAATAGATACGATGGAATGAGAGATCTTATTAATAATGCAGATGAAGATGTTGATTGTGTTACTTCTGCAACAGAGAGTAGTATATATCACAATGATTCTTTCTATATATTTGTGTGACATGAGGCGAAGATTTGAAAATAAAGACAGGGAGCTTGAAGACTTTCTTATAAGGTTTTATCCAGCCGGGAATTACACATGGATAGTTCCTGAAGGCTGTTTTTCCGTAGACGTTTTTTTAGTTGGTGGAGGTGGTAGTGGCAGCTCTGCCGGCGGTGGAGGTGGTTATACCAAGACCTTCAAATCTGATAACAAAGGCTGGAAAGACGGAGAAGCTATTGCTGTAAAACCTGGTCAATCTATTTCTATAACAGTAGGAAAAGGAGGAGCAAAAGTTTATCAAGCCGAACAAAATTCTCCTGGTAAAGATGGTGGTTATTCTCAATTCATGAGCTCGTCTTATAGAGCAAAAGGAGGAAAGGGAGCTAATAAGTGGAGGGGAGGAGATGGTGGTAGTGCCGGCAGTTCGTCATATACGCAAGATGGTGCTTCGGATGGTGGAGACACTAATGGAGAAGAGTATGGAATAATCAAAGGTCAAGGTCATACTACCAGAGATTTTGGAGAATCCGGCGGTAAAAGAAATGCCGGTGGTGGAAGCGGAGAAACCAATACCGGAGTAGTATTCCAAGGCGGAATATCCGATTACGATGAAGGATCTGGTACAGGAGGATCAACAAACGGATCCGGTAAAGGAGGCGGAGGTTATGGCGGCGGAGGAGGCGGCGTCAGATACTCTATGGTTTATGCCGGAGCCGGCGGTGATGGCACTGTGTTGATTAGGGGTAAAAGATATAAGACAGGGTGATTATCTGCCATTTTACGCTCACTTTGAAAGCCCATGATTAAATCTCTTTTGTTATCTTTGTGACAAACAGTTACAAAGATGGCATCAGAAGATAACAGAAACATAGCGGTTCCTCAAACAGGCATGAACCGCGATCTGCATCCGTCGAGTCTTACGGATCAGCATTATACGTTTGCCTTGAATGCCAACATCGAATCCGAGGATGGTAATGTTGGAATGAGATCTAACGAGCACAGTAATCTTAAATGCATTGATTTCGATGGGTTTAAAGTTATTGGTTACAAGAACGATCTTACTTCAGGCAATATCTATTTTTTTATAACAAATCCTGAAACAGGCGTATCTAAAATAACTTATTTCAAGCCTGAATCCGATACAAGTATCTTATCTGATTCTGATATAGAATCTATGGTAGAAGGATCGGAGTCGTTGTGTTCTGGCATGAAAACCCTGCTTGAAGACAACGAGCAAGATCCGTGCCTTAATTTCTCTATCTACCATCCTATAAAAACCATAGAAATAAAGACAGAGAAATGTGGTAAGTGTATTTACTGGACCGACGATTATAATCCTCCCAGGTATGTTATTGTAGACAAGGCTCTGACGGTGGATGATGAAGGAGATATTTGGTATCATTATCATGGGTATAAGATATGCGATAAAGAATACGATAGGGATAAATTCATGCAGGAGAATGGATGTTTTCTGGCTTGTGAGAAACTTAGGGTGTTTCCGCTACTGGACCAGCCATGCGTGGAGCCGGTACAGATAGAGTACGGGGGCAGCCTACGCGCCGGCGTGTACCAGTTTGCTGTGGCCTTGTGTGATGAATTTGGCAACGAGAAAACCAACTATACTTCATTGACTAATCCTGTACATGTATTCGATGAACAATATATTAGAATCAATGATGGAAAATGGGGAGAAAGGACTAATCTTGGTATAAGACTTAAGGTGTCTAACTTAGATAGGCAGGTCAGTCATTACAAGGTAGCCGTTATTCAGAATACGGTAGGATACAATGGGGAAACGCAGCCGGTAGTTGATTATTTTATAGAAGGTATTCATCCTATTACAGAGAAGACCATATACTATTATTCTGACCTTAATAATAAAAGAACCACATTTGAGCATATTTCCTTGAAAAGGGCTGTGTACAACACATCAAGAGGAATAGTGTCAGTCGGAAACCGTCTTTTGCAGTATGGTCTTACTGCGGAAAAAGAGTGGAATTTACAGCCTGTAGTTTCTCTTATGGGGCATTTTCTAAAATGGCAGGCATCTGTCGCTCATGAAGATCTGTATAAAGATGGTAATGCTTGTTCGCTGTATGTGGGATATATGAGAAATGAAGTGTATCCGTTTTCTATCTCGTTTAAGACATCCACCGGATATAAAACTCCAGCATTTGTTCTTATTCCACCTCCTTCTGATAAGGCAAGAGAAGAAATGAACAAAGACAGTATCCCATACCAGTCTATAAATGCATATGCTCCGGATTGTTCAGGAGTGGAAAGAAAATATGTATGGCAGTATAGCAATACGGCAGGAGATGGGATATTAATTGACGATGCGGTTGTTATAGATGAAGAACAAAAAGAATGTAATAATCCTGCTACCGTAGGTCAAACTGTTATAGTGGAAAGCAATTTCGCTACTTTTAAAGGGAAATCAAGATTTATTATCGATTATGATGATATTGTAGGAACCCCTATAAATTATTTGTCTGAAAATATAGGTCTTGTAGCTTGTAACAATAAGGAGAATGGAGACAATGAAAGACAGATATGTGATATAGCTACCAAATACAGAGAAGACGGAACACAGGATTATATGGAGCCAATTGATCATATTAGGTTACCAGAAATGGAAGGAGACTGCGAAGTTCCCCATCGTCAAGAATCTATATTGTCTGCTCCAGTTCCTTTAATAACTGGTATTGTAGAGGACTATATATATAAAGAATTAGAAGACATGGAGCACGTGTCTACCGACTATTTATATACAACCGGAGGTGAGAACCAGAATAAGTATTCTGTTCTATTCAATTACGATACAATGGATTCTTTGTCTGAATGGATGGATGAAGCATTTTTTGGTGACGACGCAGGTAAGATATCCGGCGATGGCGAACGGCATCTTTGTTCTGAGTTCTATCCGTATTTACAACCAGGGAGTATATTAAAGACCGTATCTGATGCTATATACATTCTTGATACAATGCCTTGTACATGTGGTTGTTATATTGAAAATTATTGTTCTGATCCTACTGTTTCAAGGTCCGATTATAATAACTTTCAAAACAACAATTACATCCTTGGAGGATATATTTTACATATAGATGGGTGGAGTGAAAAGATAAATGGAAAAGGTAATTGGAGGGCTGGTAGATCAACGAGTACGGTAATAAATGATCAATACCGGTCAAAGAACGGACCGAAATATTGCATTGAACAGTTCTGGCCTGATGCGTCCAACAAGCTCCAGGATATGATATACAAAAATTCGGACACCGGAATACCTGAAACCGATTGGGAATTTGAGGGATATGTAAATAATGCCACATTCGAAAATCCTACTGGAGATAAACTTAATATAGGATTTGCTTCTGAGTTTGTAGTTCGTAAGTTCGTGAGGAATGTAATGACCAATGCCAGGTTTATTAGAATCAATAGACCGGAGGAATGGGATATAGAAGGATATAAGGAAGAAAATAAGGTCCTTTATCTTGAAGCCCTTGGGAAGATAGATGGTATAATGGATGCTGTGTCTACCAATTACGTTCGTGTTTCTTTTTGGAAGGATATAGAGACATGGAATCCACTTGGTACAATACCGGTAGATTTCGATAGGCCTGAACATGCTTCAGGACATTCGGTTATTATTAATATAGCAAGACCTGCATGGGGAACTATAGATGATAAATTCTTTAAAGAAACGATAAAGCAAAATTATTTTTATGTAACAATAGAATCGCCGGTTGTAGCTGTTCCTTGGATAATGACATTCAGGCAAATACAATTCTGTGAATATAAGAATAAGGATACTCCAGACGAGGAGGAGGAACCAAGCAAGAAGCCGTCTCGTGCTATTTTAGGCGTTTCTTTTGCTACAGGTAAAACTATATATCCGTATATTTTTGGTATAAGAGAAAAGGAGGTAAATAAGATTGATTTGTCTGTGGATTCTATAACACTTAGATCAACTGTCTTATTTGCATCAAAATGTCAGACATGTGGAGATAGGCCCATCAATTGCAAGCCTCGTCCTTATAAATACGGGGATTTTGCATATTGGGAATCATCTGAGAAATATCCTGCTAATTTTGAACTTTATGATAGTAGCAGGATGAAAATAGACACAGGCAGATCTTATGGTGATCCAAAAAAATCAGAAGCTTATTCTAATATTATGAATAAGTTAACAGAATATTATGGTGCTCCTTTGTCAGACAAAAATGGATTATCTTATTTCAAGGGTCATTCTTATGGAGGGGTAGATACTTCTACCGTATTTTGCCAGCAACCTATACGTCATTACCGGTTTCCAGATAATAAGCATATACCATTCATGAACAGTGATGAACGTGGATATGACATAGCTTCTGAAATATATCCGGTAGGTATTATGGTAGATGAGAATACCATACAAGTGTTTTTGGATTTTGCAGTGGATTCTGGTTTGATTACGCAACAACAAAGAAATACGATTGTAGGATATGAACTGTATCGTGGAGATAGGAGACTAAATAGGTCGGTTGTGGCTTCAGGATTAGCCTATGATATGCTTAGATACATAGGAGACGATGGTAATGTGAATATCTATCCTAATTACCCATATAATGACCTGTCACAAGATCAATATAATTATACGTCTGGCAAAAGAGACGAGTTTATATCCCATCCTTTCGACAAAGGAGGAAACGTGTGGTATTCATTCTGTTCACCTGATATTTATTTCAACAAGCCAGAACTTCCAAATGAAGTATGTATAGACGGGTTTCAAAGAGGAATGTCTGTGGGCAGTTTCGTACCTGTAGAAGATCATCCAAAATGGACTATCTTAGGTCCTGCCGCATACACGATGGCTGCGTCGCTTGCCGCAGTTGAATCAAGTGCCACAATAGCAGCTATGATAGCAGAAGAGCTTCAGATAAGGGCGCAGTCTGGATACATAGGAGGGTCGGCCGGTCTTACCGGAGGAGGATTCCTGACTAATTTAAGTGTGGCCATGCTGTTTTCTTCAATGGTGTCAACCATCAGTCAGACTCTTGCTAAAGGCCCGATATTGTATGGTAAGTACCGTTATGATTGGCTTAATACGTTTATAAACAATGGACCAAGACGTAATCATGCATGGTATTATACTTCTGTGGGATTATATAATTCAATGATAGGCATAACAGATCAGGATAAGTATGAACGAAATTTTGCCCGTGGTTTATCTTCTGTTAAGTACATTAAGTCTGGCGTATATCCGATGATGGATGCCAGTATGTCTTCTAAATGGGGAACCGGTAGAAATGATAATGAGGGACGTTTCTTATTCGTTAATAATATAGATCGTGAATCTTCGTTATTTTTATCATTTGGTGATCCAGGTGAAAAAGGAGATGGTAAATCGAAATATTTATTGGAATATCCGAACTATGTTTACAATTACGACAGTAGCCGCATAGATGATTCGGTTATTGCTGGAAGTGATGTTGTAGCAGGAAGAACATTCGAGCAATCCAAAACAGTATCGTACATCTGTTCTCCGTATATGAGACTTATGCGATATAGGCCGGATCAATATGGACAGATAGAAGATATAAAATGGATTTCCATAGGTGGATGTGGATTTTTCACTAATGAAAAGAAACTGATGTTCGGTGGCGATACGGTAATAACAAGATTCTCATTAAAAAGAAAATTCCCTGTTTTTTATAATAGCGCTTTTGGTATTGGAGACATGATACCATTCCCATACATGGATTACAGAAATGTAGGGTATCCAAGATATTTTGTTAATTATGATACTGGAGAAGACGCTCTTGAGACAATAGATAACGAACGTTTCAATAGCTGGACATCATCTAATAAAGGAAGATACGCTTTTTATCCAAACAGGAAGAGCTTATACGAATTAAATGGTGACACATCCGGCAAGTACGTTAATGGAAGATTTTATACATGGTTCTATGGCATTCCTCAGTTCCTTGTAGAGTCTGAAATAAATTGTAATTTCAGATTAGAGGGCCCTCAGCCTCATGAACTATTCTATCCAAAAGTAGGAGATTTTGTTTGGTGGACACAAGAAAAGAACGTATCTATCCATAGGGATAATGATTACAAGATAAGTCCTATCTATTCGTCGAGGATGACACTAACACCAAATGTATTGCCGGCAACGTACGAACGACGTTTTTATGACTGTGCTTACCAGCGTCCTAATGGTGTTATATGGAGTAGGGCTGACGTATCTGAAAACAGTCAAACAGATCCGTGGCTGACGTACAAGCCTATGGACTATCATGAGTTCCCAACCAACAACGGGAAGCTTATTCACATGAAGCGTATTGAATCCGATCAGATTCTTGTTAGGTTCGAGGATCAGGTTTCACTCCATAACGCCATAGACGTAATCAAGGAGCGTACCTCCCCAGGGCAGGCCGAGATGGGCACCGGCGGTCTGTTCGCGTCCCGGCCTCTGGAGTACAACACGACCGACCTTGGTTATTCTGGAACCCAGAGCACTGAAATAATTAGTTCAGAGTTTGGTCATTTCTGGGTAGATACTAAAAGAGCACAGGTGTTTATGACCGATCCTAATGGACGTAATCTTAAGGAACTTAGTGTAGGTATCAGACATTGGCTTAAGCGTCATCTTCCGTTTAAGATTCTTAGATACGGAATAACTAATATCTTAACCGGTACAGAGATGACAGAAGAAGATACAGACAATAAATTTATCGGTCTTGGTCTGTCTCTTGGATGGGATAACAGGTATAAGAGGGTACTTATCACGAAAAAAGATTATATACCTGTTAAGAACCCGGCATATTATAAATATGATGGTGGAAGGTTCTTATACAATGAAACAGAGGTGCTGTCAAACGATAAGGAAATATCTTTAAAGGACGAACAATATTTCAAGGACGTGTCGTTCACTATCGGATATTCGTGTCTGAAACAAGAATGGATTTCTTATTATTCATTCTGTCCTGACTATTATATAGAACAGCAACAATATTTCCAGACAGGAATAAACTTCCCGGCATCGGATGAAGAAGGTGGCTTATGGAGCCATTTGCTGACGAATAAGAGCTTTCAGACATTTTACGGAGCAACATATCCATTTATATTAGAAGTGCCGATAAAAGAGAAATATAACGGTTCTACGCTGGCTTCTGTAGAATACGAGCTTGATGCAAGGAAATACGTAGATGATGTGAATTACACTCTTGACAGGAAAGTAGGTTTAGATACGATAACTATCTACAACGACACAAACAACTCAGGCGAAATTCATCTTGTTCCAGAAGAAAAGAATAATTTAGCACAACGTATATCATATCCGAAGATCGTAGGTGATCATACTGAGGTCCTGGATACTGAGGTATATAGAAGACATAAGTTAAATGACTTCTTCAACAGGGTTGACGATGACCGATCTGAAACACCTATCTGGATCAAGGACGATAACGATATAAATAAGTCAGTTAATCCTGATGCTCTTAATTTCAGACGGTCATGGCTGGATAGGTTAAGGGGAAGTTGGATGCTGATGAGGATAAAGAAAGTAATTAGTAACCGGAAAATCATATTCCAGTGGTTGATTTCTGAAGATAAGATTAAGAATAGATAAATTACAATATTTAACAAGTTGAAAATAAGTAGTTTTTATTTTGTGATTTAATAATAGTTGAATATATTTGTAGCGCCTATCGATCCATCGCGGACAGGTAGGCGCTTATTTATTAACAATAAAACGGTGTAAAATTATGAAAAGTAACGTATTATTACAATCAGAAAGTAGAGAATTATTAGGTAGAAACATTTCTGTTATGTCAAAAGATGGTTTTGTGTGTATAACAGAGGTTATGGATGTATTGTCACAGAAAAGAGCGGCTATGGGGTTGGAGCCTAAAAGACTCGACCATTTAATGTCTACGTCGTCTTTTCAAGAGAAAATGAATGCATTAATTAAAGAATTGAATATCAATGAATTGACTTGTACTGTACGATATCGTACACTCAAAGATAATTCATTGAATATAAGTAAATTAACTGATTTGAAGAAATACGGGATGGCATACAGGAGAGGAAAAGGAAAAGATCAAAAATGGTTTGTTAATCCGTATTTTTTCGTTATGATAGCCTTAGAGTTAGATCCTGAAATATATGCTAAGGTTATATTATGGCTTACCGACAATTTTATAGAAAATAGAAATATAGCTGGTGAAGCTTACATTAAGATGTGCAAATCTGTTTCCTCTTTAATAAAAAACAAAAGCGAATTATCTGATAAGATAAAAATAGTAGCCAAAGCCATAAATTTTATTGTTTTTAATAAACATGAAGATGGGATTAGAAATTTTGCAACGAAGAATGAGTTAAATGAAATAATATCAATAGAGAATGCAGTTGGAGCTATAATCGATGGAGAGTTTGTTCATTCATTCGAAGAATTAAGAATGTATTTAGGTAAAGAGTGGAAAAAGAGATGGGGTAATCCAATTATGACTCTAAAATAATTTATTCAAATTAATACATTTTAAATCATTTTAATTTGTAAATCATATTTTAGTGTCTATATTTGCATCGTAATCAAGAGAGATTATAATATAAGACAGTGGTGATGGAAGGTGATACTTCGGTTTGTGTCACAGGTTCGAGTCCTGTATTTTTCATGCAAGAAAGATTAGATCAGTTGGTAGATTAAAACCTCCTTTCAAACACCTTCCAAATTATCCCTGTTTTAACAACATATACAGATGGTGAGGAGTTCGGCTACTTCGAAAATTAGTGTAGTGGATAACACGGCTTTAGGTAAAAAAGTTTTTCATTGGTTCGAATCCAATATTTTCATTTTAGATCCGGCTCCGCTTTTCCTCTGTTTGAAATATATAAAAACTAATGAGTGGTGATGGGGTTAGTTACTTCGAATTTAGCTCAGATGGATAGAGCGATACTCTTTTAAAGTATAGGTCGATGGTTCAAATCCATTATTTCATTGTTTACACTAACTTCAGCTTTTCCCTCATTGAGTATTCATTTTGATATATTTTTTTTCAAGCAGTGGTAGTAATATCACTGCTTTTTTTTGTATAACACTTTAAAGAAAACAACAAATGGGAAAGTTTAACAAAAAGGATGAAGGTGTTAAACCTACGATCGTGAATCACATGGGCGAGAAGGCATATAAGCCTAATGTGGAAGAAGAGTTGGTGTCTACGGTAATGACTACCATGTTGTCTGATTCTTATTATGAGAAAGAAAAAGACAAGGTGAACAGGATTAAGGACCTTATGGATCAAGTAGATCCGTATTTTGCAGCACAAACAGCATTGTATGTTAGGAAAGAAGGAAAGCTTAGGTCAGTAACGCATCTTATGGCTTCTGTCATTGCCAGCAAAGCATCGGGTAAGGAATGGGCTTCAAGGTTCTATAACAAGATCATTATGCGTCCTGATGATATGAGTGAAATTCTTGGCTGCTATGCGGCTCTTAACGACAAAAATCCAAAGAAGTTAAGAGGTATATCCAGTGCTATTAAGAAAGGATTTAAGACGGCTTTGGAAGGTCTTGATCCGTACCGGATTGATAAGTATAAGATGGACAGTAGGGTCATTACTATGGTTGACTTAGTAAACTTATTTCACCCTAAAGGCAATCAGGCTAATAAAATGGCTTTCCAGTACCTTATAGAAGGTCGGTCTTTGTCTGGATTATACGAAAGCAAGATTCTTGAAAAAGAGATGTCTAAAGCCGGACAGGATAAGAAAGACAATAAGGAAAAGAAAGAAGCTTTAGGTGACGCTATTCGGGACGTGGTTTCTAATGTAAAAGGCATGCCTATTTTTAATATGGTTCGTAACCTTGTAAACATAATCAAATACGCACCTGATCAAATAGATGAAGTTTGTAGGCAGCTTACAATAGAAGAGAAGGTGCTTAATTCGAAGATGCTTCCTTTCCGTTTTGCTTCAGCTTTCAAAGAGGTTGAAAATATGGGCACTGATGGTTCCGAAAATGATATCGTATTTGAGTCGGATAAAAAACGTGCTAAATTAACAGCGCGTAACAAAGATAAGATTTTAGATGCGTTGGAGAAAGCCATAACCATCTCCTGCAAGAACCTTCCGGTATTGGAGGGGCGGTCGGCTATCCTGATTGACCACTCTGGCTCTGTACGTGGAGATATGGGAGGGTCTTCTGAAGTGTCTGCCTTTAGCAAAACAAATACGGCTGTCATTGGTAACTTGTTTGGCTGTATGATTGCTTCTGTGCTTCCTGACGTATTTATTGGTATGTTTGGTGACAAACTTATCAATTACGAATATGATAGAAGCAGAGGTGTTTTGTGGAACAACAAAAAATCTTTTACTGCCGGAGGAGAATGCGGTGGTGCTACCGAAAACGGTCTTTTTGCATTCTTGGAAAAGTGCGTTAAAGATAAGATCAAAGTAGATAACTTGTACGTTATTTCAGATATGCAGATAGGAGATGGCGAATCTATTGTATGGGAGAAAAGTTCCAATTATGAATATGGTAAATTCGCCGAACTTTTGAAAGGATTCAAGAAAGTGAATCCAAATTGCAAGATCGTTTCTATTTCTATTCAAGGATATGGAAGTGAGATGTTTTACAGAGGATCTAATATCTTGAACATAGCTGGCTGGTCAGAATCTATCTTCGATGTTATTAACAGCAAGTTCTGCGGATATAAGAATATGATTGAAGAAATTAAGAAAATAAAAATATAATCATTGATTTTGCTTCAATTGTAATTTCCATAGTAAACAAGTTTTAGCTTTAAAGGTATAGCCGAAGAAGTACGTGAGTATATCTTCGGCTTTTTTATTTACCTTTGTTGAAAAACAGTTTGTTATGAAACAAGTATTATATAAAAATGATATATACCCCTATAATGTAAGGGTATTGCTTGGAGCAGATGAAGAGTATATAGCAAAGACGTTCGCCAACCTGGAAGTAGAAGATCAGAGCTGGGAGGGGTGGACTGATGATTATGGTGGCAGAACTATTTTCGTAGGAAACCGAACCAATCACAGGAAAGAAATATGTTTCTTATTTCATTCACTATCTGATATGGATGTTAGAACCATAGGACACGAATGCCTGCACGGTCTTTCTATTTATTGTAAGTATCTTAATATGGATTACGGTTTTGAAGTCGGAGGAGATGAGCATGCCGCCTGTCTGATGGGATGGTTAGTTGATAAGGTTTGTGGTGCTTACCACAAATTTAAGAAGGAGGAAGAAAAAAATGGCAAAGAAGACTAAAAATTATGTAAGAGACAAACAACCAAAAACATTATGGAGTAAAATTGGTCCGTTTGTAAAACTTAGAGAATATCTGGCATCTAATATAACACCTGACGTGTATGCTAATGAAAGAGGATTAAAAACCAAAATAATGGAATTTTTTGGTCAAGATGTTCCGAAAGCCAATGTAGATGATTTTAGTCAGAATCTTTGGTTTAGATTCTTAAACCAACCAAATAATCTGAAAGAAGAAAATGGGATTGTCAGAATACCAGACAATATCAAATCCATTATATCTGACAGGATAAATGGTGGGTGGGAGAAAATGACTAAAAAATATGGAAGGGAGCTTGATTCCTTAGATAATAAGATAATTGATGGAAAAGTTGCAGGCAAGGACGTATCTGATTTGGAGGAGTTAAGGGATGTAACAAGTAGGAAACTTGGAATGGTGGAAGAGGGAATAGATCTCTTAAAAAAAGCCAGAACTGGAGAACATCAGGTATTTAACGAATACAATTTTATACCAGATGCTTACGGCGATTTAAATGATTTATCAGGCTTATCAAGTTTCACTATGTACCGTGATGATAGAGGTAGGATGGTCGTAAAAGATAAGTATGATTTTTATAGAAGCGATCAACCTCTTGGTGTAGGGATTGTTACTAAGATTCTTGATACAATAGGATACCCGTTTGATATTCTGGATTATGTAGAAGATAAGAATCCATATGAAGAGAATGATCCAAACAAGGTTTTGTTGAAATCCGCCATTGATTCCAAGAATGATCTGGATAAAAAAATGAAGATAAGATCTAAAAAACAAGGAGGGGATTCTTCTAAGCCGGAAATAGATTGGGATTTATTCAAATCCAAATATGAAAATATGAAGCGCGTGGGTAAGGGTACGCACCGCACTATGGACGTAGATGGAATGAATATGATCTATGATGCTTTATATGATAAAGGTTTCAATCAACGCCAGATAGAAGCCGTACTTGGAAATATTATTGAAGAATCTGGTGGTAATCCCTATGCCGTATCTGATTATGGAGGGTTTAAGGGACTTTTCCAAGAATCCGATAAAAGATATCCACCCAAAGAGTTTGAGAAAGATAAAGAGCGATTTAAGGGGGATAAGCGTGGATATATCAATTACATGATAGACAGATTTTATGATCATGTTCAAGATGCTGGGATGTATAGTATAAAGGATACTAAATACAATAAAGCCATTCATGCAGTAAGCGAATTTATGTCAGAAGATCCAGATACGGATTATTCGTATCCACTTGTATATGCTTTTGAAGCTCCATCAGATAAAGAAGGAACTTATAAAAACAGAAAGAGCGTATCAAATTTGATAAGTCAATCTTATGTTTTGGATAATGTTGATAAAAATGATAATACTATTGTTGATGCTATTCTTGGAATAAAAAATGATCTTGAGCTACAAGACTCTATTTCCACTACAAGAGGTGAAACCTTTAAAGAAGCCAGGAAAAGAGGTCTTAAGGAATTTACATGGAATGGAAAGAGATACAATACCAACATCAAGAAGGAAGGTGGCGTAGTTGGCAAGCAGCGTGAAGCATATGAATACTTTACTAATAAGCGCGGCATGTCCAAGATACAGGCGCTCGCCATCATAGGTAACCTCATGGCTGAATCCGGCCTTAAAGATGACATATACGGAGACAACAGAACATCATACGGCATACAGCAATGGCATAATGAGCGCATGGATAAGTTGTTCAAGCACGCCAAAAAGAAAGGTCATTCTACACCAACATTCAAAGACCAACTTGAGTTCTTAGCTGACGAATACGAAGGGAAGACCGGATATTCTAATTTCTTATACACAAGAAAAGGAAAAGAAGGACCAGGGTATTACAATTACAGCCGGCAGGACTTTATGAACGCCGATAACCTTAAAGATGCTGTAGTAGCTTGGAACCAAGGAGCAGGGCGTCCTCATAAGAGTGTTATAAGAAATGATGATCGTTATGACTATGCTATGGAAGTTGCTAAAAATCTTGGTTTGGAAATTGAAGAAAATTCCGTATCTTTGTATGGTCAAATGGGATTCGGAGATGATGGAGAAATAGCAGCATCGGTAACACTTCCAGAGGTAGAAGTGGCATTCGCCCTCCCTAACCCTGAATCCCCGTCCCAGGAGGTACAGTCCGAGGAAGAGAGATTCCGTACATGGACTGAAACGTATGGTAAGGACATCGTAAATCATTTACTGACGTTAGATGGGAAAAAGGATGGTGATGACAGTGATTACAGCATGATGTATAAACAGCATGAAAAAGAAAGCGAAGAGGATAAGAAAATGGCTTTGATTAATGCCGTGCTTCCCAATATTCAGCTTCGCATTAAAGGCGTCAATGACAATTAGAACAATTATTTTATTTCTCATATTAATAAAGCGAAGCCGGATTTGAGACTCGTTATGCGGATACCGAAGGTTGAAGAACGATATCAAGATAATCCGGCTTTTTTGTGCGATTTCGTGAAGGATGGAACTATCATCGCCTTGGTTTAACAGAACAGACCTACGTACTTCCACTGTCCTGACGGGCATGGGCGCTCGTCTCGCCTACCAGCCTGCCTAATTCTCCACTGGCTATCTAATATAATTATTAACGTCACTCCATCACCTATCTCCCTTCAGTCGATAGGTTCAGTCGTTTTTAAATATTATAAGTTCTTTCGCATCGTTCCCTTCGGTCACGATACTCAATCTTTTAACACAATTAGGCGAACAATACAATGACGGAAAAAGTAATTTGTCAATCCGTTCACTCACTTAACTCCCTTCGGTCGTTAAGTTCATTCACTGTAAACAATTATATGAATAAATGGTAAAGTATATAAAATAATATAAATAATATAATGAGTAAGATCATTGAAAATGGTCTTAATATTAAGGAAAACGGAGACTATTCATAGGCGTAGTTTTAATTCAAGATTTGTTGTCCCACCCCTGACGGTCAGGCGGTTATGTTCAGAACCGTTTTCCCGTCTCTTATCCAAACCGTCATAAAATAAAAAACCTTGTATCCTATTTCTCTCAAACCGGATACAAGGCAGTGCATTTTTTCTTTTTATGTAAAATCATATATTTGCACTAAACAACAAAAACAATATGGAGACAAAAATAACTGAAATAATAAATCCTCGCAAGTTACACGACAAGCTCTTCAAGAAAGAGCAGGTCTCTCCGATAGAAGTTATATATAATAGCTTCAGCAACTTAGGGTATAATGTAGTACGCCGTCCAGCCGGTCAGTGTTTAGGCAATTTGAGATATTTTAATCTATTTTATGACAAACATACTCATCATTTCTATCAGAAAGACAGGAAGTTGAGATATTGTAGTAATTTTATCATATCTGATTACTGGAAAGATAGAGTGCGATGTTTCATAGTTTGGAACTTTGGATTTGGAAGATTCTTTCCGTACAATGACTTTATTGAGGCTATGGTTTATGATTATCTTCGATATGGGAGAAAGTCAGTTCCTTATCTTAAAAGCGTGCAAGAGGCTGAAGAAAAGTGTGTAAGGTTCTATATCCGGTCTCAGATAGATATGCTTCGTAAGGAAGGATATGCCGCTTATCGGGCTAAGTTCAAGGAAGAACGTCCTCAGTATTTCATCGGAGACGATAGGACGGTGTTTAGATGCCTTGACAGCTCTTTAAAAAGAGAAGAGAAGATTGCTGCATGCGTAGCCCACAAAAGGGCCTTAAAAGAAGGGATAATGACTTCCTTCATCAATCACCTTAAGAAACATCCTACCACTTTATATTCGTGGTTTTCATCAGAGGTAGATAGCGAAGGAAAGAATAGGCTCTGTCTATCTGAAAAGGCTGTTTCGTATTTGAATAAGAGACTGGTTCGCAATGGGTTAAAGTCTCTTTCTGCATCATATCTTTTTAGAACGTTTAGAAAAATGGTGAAGATCTTGTTCGGTTCCAATGTCAGGTCGTTTTTGAATAGCTGTCTGATGTCTGTTTCAACAGAAGAGGTTTTAACCAAATCTATGAAGAAAATAGTTTCCAAGACAGTGCTGTTTTTGTACAAGAGAGCGCTTAAGAACTATCGCCGGGCATGCGGTCTTAAGTACGACCCTGATTCGGGCGGTTTGTCTGCCGTACATGATTGATTTTTAAACGTATCCCATAACGTTGGATTTTCTCGTTCGTTTCTCTTATCTTTGTGAAAAAAGATAGTATGAAATTACGAATCATAAAAAATCGTCCGATATTCGCTCCTGGCGGTAGTGTTCAGGATAAGAAACAGGATATTAATGTATCCTCTACTCAGCCTATTCTTGATTATGGAACGTCTGTTAATAAATGGGGTGAATCTGATATTCAGAATATATATATGCCTTCTGATGTGACTTTAGAAACAGAGGAGGGGGAGATAAATCCATTTAGTAGTATGCCTACATCCGATCCGTTTTTTGAAAACAATGATGCAGGATATGCAGGATATCTCGCTGATAATAGGGGTATGGTTAAAAACGTAGAGAAATCAGTCGTTGATAATGCAATGAATGTAGGTGGTGTTGATGCTGATTCCTCTAAAGAAAAACGTTCCCAAGATGGTAATCCTCTTGATCCTATGACTACCCCATATTATTCACCCGATCTAACCGGCAGAGCTCAAATGTTCGGTACAAGTCTTGGCCGGATAAGAGCCGGTAATAAGGTCGGTGCTAATGTGGCTCAAGCTGCCTTGTCTGGTGTTAGTTTAGGATTAGGTCTTACCCGTAATATCATGGGAGCTTCATCTGCTGCGTATGCAGCCAGCAGAGACGAGCAGGCAGCGAGGGAAAAACTTGCCAAGGAGCGTCGTCAGCAATTCATCAAGTGGGAACGTGAAGGTGGTGGCGTGAATTTAGGTAACGGTCAGAAGATGGATACGTCTGATATGACCGGCGAATATATTTATCCTCTTCCCAAGTCTATGGAAGATGCTGCGAATGTAGAGATAGAGAAAGGCGAGTACGTGTTGACTCCTGACTCCGTAGGGCCTATGGAAGCCAAAGGGAACAGACATGAAAATGGTGGCACTCTGGTTGATTTGCCAGAGGCTTATATTGTTTCCGATTATCGTAAGATAGATGATGAGTTTGCCTCTTACGTTAGAGAAAATTATGGTATTAAGGCAACGTCAAAAGATACGTATGCTACACTCCTTGATCGATATAAGAAGAAGATTGGTTTGTCTGATAAGTACGAAGATCAGGAGCGTGTATATAAGAGATTAGAGAAAAATGAAGATGTAAAAGACAAAAACACATCTAATCTTAATGCTTCTATTCTTTCCAAGTACGTCAATGAAAACCAGAAAGAGATAGACGAGCTTGAAGCACAATTTCGTTCTTTCGCTGAAATCGTTTATGGCAAACAGGAAGAATCTAAGCGTAACGAGAAGATGGATGCTTTTTTCAGGGATGGCGGGGTTGTTGATCTGAATCAGGTAAAGAAACAAGCTAAGGCTTTTAATATTGCAGAATCAGATGCTAAGAACTGGATATATGACGAGTATGTTAAGCAAACCAGGAAAATGGCTGAAGGTGGACCTACTCAGAAGGAGCTGGAGGAACTTAGAAAGAATGCTATCGGCTACAATAAGCTTATCAATCAGTTATTTGGACGAACTCTTAATATGACTGTATCTGATGTTAGTGGTCGTGAGCAGATTCTTAATCCTGATTCCAGTGTCAATGCCAACCAGAATCTCCAACATAGAAGCAATTTAGGATACGGCAGGGTAAATGATAAGGCGGTATCTAATTTGCTCGACATAAACCGATGGGCTAACAAGTACAATACGGATGGTGATTTTGATACAGAAGGTTTCCAGAAAGGATACAACAGGCAATTAAATGCATTGTGGGCGTTAGCTGATGTAGGTGCTATCACGAATGCTGATGCAGCCAAGAAATTCAGAGATGAGTACGGATTCTGGGGCCAGGATGCCGGAAGCTACGGAGGTAATCAGGCTTATAATTCATTTGCCGTAGATGATAAGTTTGGTCAGACAACAGCCACCCGTTCTTATTATGGATTGGACGTTGTTTCGGCAGAGCAAAAAAGATTGTTAAACGAAAAAGGGATAAAGAATTATGTTGACTTATTTGGTGATAAATCTGATGCCGCTAAGAAGATTCTGGGCTCCGATTATAATAAGTTTGTTGCTTTAAGAGATAGTGGGTTAATGCCGGAAATAGACTTCGTTCTTGAGTCTGTTAAACCAGAAATGAAGCCTATTGAGGCCGGTCCCATAGCACCAGACCTTACACCGCCTAAGATTGGATCTCCTGGAAGGATAGAGGTAAAACCGAAAGCAAGTACGCCTGCGACTGCAACCGACACCGATACAGAGGAGGTGGTTGAAGACAACGGACCTAAAGGACAGGGCAGACCGGCGGCGTTCGGTCCTATCTTCCCGGAAATGCTAAGAACCCTTGACACTGGCTTGGAGATAGAAGGCCTGGAAAGACATCAGGCTCCGAGAATAGACCCGGTTCTTCAATCTGCTGATCAGTATATCAACGAGCTCAACCGTGCGACATCGGCTCAGTTAGACGCAGTAGGTGACGTGCCCGACTCCCAGCGGGCTGCTATTCTGGCTAATATGAACGCCATAGCTGGAAGCAATATAGCCAAGTATGTTAATGAAGTAAATTTCAATAACGCAAGGCAAATAAACGAAGCTGATAGGTTTAATGAAATGGCTTATGTTCAGACAGATGATAAGAACATAGCAGAAAGGCAACGTTATGAATCTGGGTTGTTGAAAGCTATGGCTATAAGGGATGAAAATCTTGCTCGTTATTATGATAGTATAAACAGCGAGATACAGAATAAGTTTAATGTTCGTACATCGTTGAATACCATAGCTTCCATAGCCCCGAATATGAGAATGCTTCCAAGTGGTCAAATTATTTACGTTCAAGGCAATCAGGATGTGATGAATATGGGTGATTATTCTACACCTTATTTGAAGAGCTTGGAGGATGATGAAGAAGATAAATATAAAAAGAGAAGGAGAAATAGCTGATGGCTTCACAATATAGTATTTTAAGGCAATATGCCCCGTATGTTAGTCCTTACAACATAGATCTTGTTAAGGACGTCATGATGTACAAACAGCAGAAGGTTGATGCTGCTCGTGAAAAGATCTATACCCAGGTAGATTATCTTATGGGTCAAGAGATAGATAAGCCTGAAGCCCGCGCTTATATGGAAGATAAGATGTCAGGTGTGATTGCTAACATCAATCAAAAATTCAAAGGCGTGGATCTTTCTTCTGATGGTGTTACGAGAGCCATACAAGGAGAGATCAGTTCGGTGTTGGATGATACGGTCATTAACGCGATTGCCGGCACAAAAGAAGGCAGGAGAATGCATAAAATGCTATCTGATTTACAAATAAATAATCCAGAACTTTATTCTGCTGCGAATGCTTATGCGGCTTTAAAGCCGTATAATGAATGGGTGAATGATGGAAAGGCTGGTTCCCGTCTTGCTCCTCTTCAATATACTCCTTATACTGATTATAATAAGGAATTAAAAGATAGGATAGATTTTATAAGCAAGCTTCATAAAGGAGCTAAAGTTCAGATTCCTATTCTTGACAAGGATGGTCATCCTACCGGGGCAGTACAAGAAGTAACTAAGGATATGCTTACTCCTGAACAGATAGCTTCTTTTGCATTGTCAGGGTTATCAGATAAAGCAAGGCAGCAGATGCAGGTGGAGGCTATTTACATGGTAGACTCTAATCCCTCTTTATATTCGTATGATTCTGTTCTTGGTTTTATGAATAAGCAGATAAGTGATAAGCAGAGGTATGTTGATGCTCTTACTGCCGATCTTTCCGGTTTGGGTTCTGATCCTGCAAAGAAAGAAATGGTTGAAAATGAAATAAAGAGAGCCAAATCTGAAATAGCTTCCATGAAATCTGAATTTAGCAGAATGGATGAAAGGGCTTACGATCCGTATCTTGGAGCGATGAAGGTTATTGAAAATAATTTTATTAATAATGCTGCTGCTTCATATGCTTATGATAATTCGTCTTTCATAATCAAAGCCGACGAGCTTTACTGGAAAACCAAAGAATATAATCAGAGGGAAAGATTAGCTAATTTGAATTTCGAAAAATGGAAGATAGAATTTGAATATGAAAGAAATAGGGATATTGCAGAGTTTGAATATGGTAAGAATAAGGATGAAGCCAGATTTGGATTAGACGAAGAACGTCTGAAGATGCAGAATAGGCTTAATGAAGCCAGAATAGCAAAACTTATGTCCTCTGGTGCAGGAGCGGCAGGCGGCAGAGCTGGAAGCCGAGCCATGCAGGTGGGCGTTGGCACAAACTCTGGTGGAACTATTTCAGCTAATCCTATCGAAACTAAAAATATTAGCATATCAGAAGAAACTCATAAGAAGTTTAATAAGGCATATACAGATCTTGTAACATCCGGAAGTAGACTATCTACAGCCCTTGGTGCTGAAAACATGAAAAATATTCAAGCTGCCATATCAAGAAATATGACGGATGAAACATCAGGATACAAGTATCTTATGGATGAAGAAAAACTTCTTAAGTATATAAAGGACAATGGAGGTCTCTCTAATGATATGTTTGACAAGCTACCTGTGGCAGAGAGAAAAGCTGCCACAGATGCTTATATGCAGCTTAATAGCGCTGTAGACAAGATGGATATAGAGAATGATAGAATTAAGAAGGAGAATAAGATTTATGATAATATTGTATCTGAAATAGCAAATGCGATCGCGCAGAAGGAAGGAGGTAAACCCGAAGAATATATAGCCTATGCTACAGCGTTATCCCTTAATGATATTTTAAGAAAAAATAGAGGTACAGTCGGCGATGTAGAATCTGGAGTAAGATATTATGAAAAAGGATTCTCGCCTGCTGATATAGCTACTATAAGAAAGAGGGTGAAAAATGATGGCATTGATTTATCTAAAGTATTTGAGAGGGATAGCAAAAGTGGCAGGTATTTCTTAAAAAAATACGATGATGTAAAAAATAGTTTCTCGGATGGTGAAGAAAAGGTGTTTTTTAATACACTGTATTCTATTAGCGGAATGGAGAGCGTTGGAGGTGATGTAGTAAGCGATATTAATATAGCCAATCAAATAACTAAGGTTCAAGATGATGGTATAAATGAGATACGTAAAGAATATCTCGAACTGTATTCACCTAACACAGTAACGTATTCAACCAAATTAACCTCCAAGGAGGCTGGTTATAGAGAGATGGGTGTTCTCAGGGATCTATTTACTAAAAAAATGGCAGAGCATCCTGTTGGTAAATCTAAATCATCATCGGCAACTATTGAATCATTTTCTTTGACAGAATCGGGAATAGCCGACAATGGAGAGAAGACTTACAGTTTGGTTGCTAATCATACTGGTGAAAGAGAGGAAATAGATATTGTTGAGGTATCTGAAACAGAGTTGATAAATAATGGCATAGATCCTGGTATTAATACTCCTTCCGTCGATATAGGTGGATATGAAAGTGGTATTATAAGACCTACATTTGGAAGTGATACCAATATGTGGTATCCGAAGATGCTTGAAAATTCAGATATATCACCCGCTTATGCTTCTGTATCTTCAATGATGAAAGTGTTATCAGATATGATAAATGAATCTGGTAATAATTTAGATGATATGCCAGAACAAAAGGTTTGGCTTCTTAATGCAGCTAAAGATATATTGGATAACAGTGGAAAGCTTGGTGTAAAGGTTGAAGGTTATGATCCTAAGACAAGTTACGGTTATGGATATGAGACAAGGCTTTATCTTATGGAGAATGGTAAACCTGAGTTAATAGATTCGTTTGATACTCCTAATGTATGGTTTGCGGATAATGTGTCTAAAGAACTTGCTGTTGCGCCTCAGAAAAAAATAGTTGATTTTGTTGTGGCAGCCATAACAGAGGAGATTAAGGATATGGTGGCGGCAAAAGAAGGAGGTAATTTACCTGCGTCTTTGAATAAAAACGGCAAGTTGATGAAGTTGTTGAATAGTGTAAATAGGGAATAATATATGGAAAATAAGGAACAGACATTGGTAGAGAAATCAGGTTTCTTACCATCTACTGGATTAAGAGGGTATAATGCCGTAGTTCCTACGCGATATGAAGAAGAATCTTCTCTTATTGAGGGAGCAAAAAGAGAGATGGAGAGGATGAAAGTAGGTTCATATACTCCCCCGGTATCAGCCATAAATCCTGATGATGATTCAGAAAAAGGGTCTGATATTAGCGGAATAGATACTTCTTTTGATGTAGACACATCTTTTTCTGGACTAAAATCGGCTCTGAATGGTGGAGATGATCCAAGAAAGAAGAAAGAGGAGTCTTATAATAAGTTAAATTCCATGATAAAATCTATTCAAGATAAATCAAGGAATACTTATTCTGGTAAACAAACGTCTTATGGTGAGGTTATAGCTGGTAATCAACAGTCATCTGCTGTTGATTTTGGTGTATTTGGTAAAGGAAGAACTATTAAGTTAGATGAAGCATATGACTTTTTATCCGATGGGAACATCGGTCTTGCAAAGTTTAAAAGTTATATGCCAGGAAGGGATAATGAAGATTATTACGGAAGAAGGCAAACTACTTGGAATAAGGCTGTTAATGGTATAGGGAAACTTGTCACAAAAACAGCATTATATGGTGTATCAGGAGTAGTAGGTATTATCCCGGCTGCGTATAATCTTATAAAGACTGGTACGTTATCTTCTGCATTTGACAATGATTTTACACGGGCCATAAATGATATAGATGAAAGGATAAACCACTCTCTTCCTCATTATTATACAAGAGAAGAGCGTGATATGGGATTTTTGCAGAGTCTTGGAACTGCAAATTTTATTTTTAATGATGTTATTGGAAATGGTCTATCGTTTACGACAGGAGCTATTCTGTCTGCCTACCTTACAGGTGGGATGGGCGTGTCAAGTCTTGGAGCTGTTGGCGCTAAAGTAGGGATGAGAGTGGCCGGAAAGATGGCGGCGTCTAAGATTGCGGCAAGTGCTGTAAAATCAGCTTTTGGAGCGTATAGGGCAGGAGCGATGTACGGCAGGGCCATAGGCAATATGGCCAAGGTAGGAGTAAATACGTTCGTGGGCGCCGGCTGGGAGTCTGCCGTGGAGGCTCAGTCCTTCATGAAAGACTCTGAAAGTAAATACAAGGAATATTTTAAAAATATGTATGGTCGGAATCCTAATCAGTCTGAGATGGCTGAATTTAAGAGTTCTATTTCCGATACAGCAAACAGCATATTTTTAGCTAATATGGGTATAGTTGGATTATCCAATTATCTTCTTCTGGGAAAATATCTTGGAGTAGACACTGGTTTTGCCTCTAAATACATACCTGGATTAAAGGGTGTATCAAACACATATAGGGGATCAAAGAGTTTTGTAGATCGCTATTTGTTTGGATTAGGGACTAAGAAGGTAGCGGGTGATGCTGGAAGATTACAGACGGTAAAAGCGAATTTATTCCAGAAATCCTTAGCTACTATTTGGAATGTATCTAAAAGACCCATATCTGAAGGTGTATGGGAGGAAGGCATGCAAGGTGTTGCTCAGCGCATGGGAGAAGATTTTATTAGATCAAGATATGATAAGACGTATCTTGATGCTACGTCTTCTATAGTTGATTCTTTTTCTAAGGCCATAGCTGAACAATTTACAACCAAAGAAGGGTTGAAAGAGATTGGCATAGGAGCCCTGATTGGTGGTTTATTTGGAGCCAGAAATGGTGCTTTTGGTTTATATGAAAGGAGAAATAAAGAGCGTACTATTAATACTGATGTTGAGAAATTTAATAGTAATAATGCTTTTACTTCTCAATCTGTAAAAGACTCTATGCGAAATTTAGCCGAATTTAATGCTCAAATGAATGATCCTGAATCAGATTATTATTCTAAATTTGAATTATCTGACAGAATGGGAATGTTAGAGGATACGGCTAACAATTTCAGGTCAATGGTTAAAAGCCTTGACGAAAGTGAGTTGGCTTCTGAAATGAAAGTAGATGAAGAAACTGTTAAAAAATACAAGGAAGATATTATAAAAGATTTTGATAAGAAGTTAGCCAATTATAAAAAAGCTTCTTCTTTTGCTGAGGCTATTACTGCTGAGACTTCATCTGATCTTTATCGATCTAATGTTGCTAATGCTGTGTTTAAGGGGTTGGATGCAGAGGATATGGCAATGGAAGCATCAAATGATATTGCTGATTATGTAAATGACAATAATTTGTTTGATGATATAAATACGTTTTATTCATTATCAAGTCAAGCTTTTGATACAGCTAATCAGTTAAGGGAATTGCGTAATGAGATCAATGATCTGAATGCTGAAATAGAAAGGTTGGCTACAACTCCAAGAAGAGTAGAGGATGGCAATGATACCGAAGCAGAGGCTATAAAACAAAAAACTATTAAATACGATAATCTTAATAAGGAATATAGAAGGTTGTCAGAAGATCTTCTTAGTAGTTATAAAGAAGTATTTTATTCTTTTGATCCTGGAGTATTAGCTCTTGAGTTGTTTAAATCCGAAACAATAACTGCTGAAGATATATTGAAGGCTTATGACTCTGTAGCTTCTTTAAGTACTTATATTGAGAATAATAAAGGAAAGAAAGAAGCAGAGGATTTAAGAAATATGGTGGTGAAATACCAGCAAGCCATTACCCAATATAAGGTTTTACGGTCATTTATGAACTCCATACAGGATAAGAAATTCATGAGACATGATTTTTCTTTATTTTCTAAGTTCTTAAATGATATGGTATCTTCTAATACTAAATCTATAGAAAGTGATCGTTTTTACCAGACAGAGGATAATAATATCAGTTTGGATGAAAAAATAGATGAGCTTCTGAATAATGGAGAAATAAATTCAGATGAAGCATTTACCATGAAAGTATTTGGTCATCTAAACGATGGTATAACTCAGAAGCCGAAAGAAGATATATTGTCTGATTTTGATTATGAGTCGGCAATGGAAGATCTTTTGTCTGCACCTATAGAGGTTAAAGAACGTATCGTAGATAAGATATATACAGGTAATCAAGATCTTTTATCTCCAAGGGAGAAGGAGATATATGAAAAGTATAAACAGGATATTGATGATTATATATCAAATCTTGGTGATAGTCCGGCTAAGATGATAAAAGATTTATCAGATAAAGTTAGGAGGCTTACTGAACCTCGATCTGTGTATGAGGATAATAAAGCTATTATTGATATGGCTAAATCCAATTTAGAACCAGATCAAAGGAAGGAACTTGATGATGCTATTTCTTCGTATGTTGATATAATGAACAGACGGGATAAAGGGGAGAAGGTTGACGAAGATAAGCTTGCTGATTCGGTATTTACCATAGAAGATCTTGGTCAGGTTGGAAACATCACAGATCTCCTTCCTTATATTGAACAAAACAGGATTATTGACAAAGGTCGTATTTCCGAATCTACGTTAAGTAATTTTGGGGAGGATGATGCTAATATAGATTCTCTTGTAAATGAATTAGACGAATCTGATAATACACCTGGAACTAACATAGATAGTGCCCAGAATCCAGAGATGTTGATGGTAAGAAGAATCTCCAATGATGGCAACGAAAGGTATGAAATTGCGGGTCTTAGAGCTGATAAATTTATATCTTCTATAAAATCATTGGTTCCTATTCAAATAAGCTCTGAAACGAACGCTAATGGGACTAAAAGGTATTTCCTTAACATAGGTGGAGAAACAGCTACCGTGATAGAACGTCCTTATCATGCGAGATGGTCTATAGACAAAGAATCGGCTCGTGTTCTCAACCGTTACACAGATGTGTCTATTCAGGACGTGGGTAATTCATATTCTTTGGTTTATAAGCGTCTTGATTCAGATGAGTTGGTTCCGTACAGAACAGGTGTTGGGTTCGGAGAGAATGAGGTAGATAAAATAGATCAGGAAGCATTATCTTCTTTGAAGAAAGGAGATAAGGTTAATCTCGAAATAGATGCAAATGATACCTATAATCAGTCTCTTTTTACCGAATACAATGACGCTGTTCAGTCCGGCGATAAAAAAAGAATAGAATCTGCTGAGAATAAACTGGTGTCCAATATGGTTATCAAGGTCATGAGTGGGAACAGATTCGTTTCTGTTGTAAAAGCTGATACAGGAGGCATAGATGGTATAAGTAAAATAAGAAGAACGGCTTTTAACAACTGGAAGAAGGACGCCGGCCGGTCGGCTACCATCGGCGTCGGCACGCATGTTGTTGCCCAGACCCTTCCTGGAAGACCGGTGTTTAACATGAGAGTAAACGGTCAAGGATATGGTCAGGTAGAAAATCTACCTATTACCGAAAAAGGAGCTGAAAAAGTATCTGATGTGGGGTATGTCTTAAATGGCAAAGTCGTGCTTAAGAACGGTTCTAAATACACAGGATTCCCATTTGCTTATTCTATATTAAACGATAAGAAAAACAATTACAAAAATGTAAGAGTTCCGGTAGTCGTTATCAAGGGTAAGAATGGTCTTAATTATCTTTTCCCGGTTAGTCTACGTTCTGTGGAATCAGAGGAAGGAAAGAAATGGATGTCTTTTATAGATATGCTGCTTGAATCTGGTGATTCTGAATTGCTACAGATGGGTCAAGATGACATACAAGATCTTAATGCGTATCTGACCAAGTTAGGTCTTGATCCAGCTTCGTATCAAGTATCGTATTTGAATCCTATTTCAGGTCTTAGAAAAGCTCGTGAGGCTATAGAAAAATTATCTACAGTTCCTGATGTTGTTAAGTGGGTAGAAGATGAAAGTAGGAGTGTGAAAGACATTGTGACGTCTGAGGTAGAATCTGGAATAGATTTCGAAGGTGAGATGTTTGTTGCTCCTAAGATCAGGATTCAGTTTGGTAAATCATCTTCCAGACCTAAATCACTTATAGAAGATGATCTCCCTTTCTCCGATGAGGGTAAGACCGTTACTTCCAAGGAAGATGTGGATATTTACGAAGAGGAAATGCCAGAGGAAGAGCCTGTCCAGGCGACTCAGCCGACGCCATCAACTCAGCCGGCTCCTGCGGCACAAGCTGCGCAGTCTTTACCTGGCAAGAAGCGTACCTCCAGGAAAAACTTCTCTCTTATGTTAAACGAAATAGAATCTCATATAGAAAAAGAAGGATTGCCGCCTTATGCTAATATTTTTGATTTTATAGCAAGGAAGATTGTAGGAGGCGATTTGAGGTTTCTTCGTGATAGAGGTAATCCAAAAAGTCTTAAGGAGGAAATGGGATTAGAACCTAAAGGAACAGTAGGTGATAAAATATCCACTCCTTCTAAAAAGGGAGGTAAGACCTTAGATGAATACGTTTCTTGGCTTCGTTCTCAAACGGATCAGGTAGTAGCGGATTATGTTGGGCCAAGATCTGACGAACAAATTATATCAGAGTTGAAAAACTTTTTGAAATATATTAATTTTGTTCCAAGCAAGGCTTTGAATTATTCTCTTAGAGTCAATGGTATGGATACCCTAAAAGAATATGGCACAAAAGAGGAAGTAGAAAAAATGGAATCTGACATCAATAGTTTGGTTTCTGAAGTTTTGCCTACGGTAGATAATCAAACTGTAGAAGATGTTTCTACTGCAATAGAATCAAATAACTTGCCTGCCATATGGGAGCCTATGGAAAGCCTTGATATGACAAACGAGGAAAAAATAGAGTTTTTGAATAACGTAGCAGATTTCCTTAGTGGCATTCCAGAGTATGATGCTGTTGTGGAGTCTATAGAGTCAGAATCAGATAATATTTTAAATAATGGAAAAGAAGGAAGTGCAGAAGGCGGTGCAGTACGCACTGAGGAAGATGGCGATAAAAAGGGAGATGGAGAAGGCAAAGGACAATCCAGAACAAATGTCGAAGTTAAAGGAAATGTCGAATTACCTGGATCTCAAGAAGGAAGAGTAGATAACTATAGAAAGAACGGAGATAAGTTCTCTGACATTGCTGAAGTTACTTTATGGCTACTTAGAAGGGCTTCCGGCATAACCTCTATTCCGGAAGGAGAAGAGGTTTATGTAGAGGGAGATGAGGTTAATAGCATTATGACCGATATGGAATCAAGGTACGGGATAGACACCATCAACCACTCGCATACGACTAAGGCTATAAGGGATCTTAACGGCGTGTCGGGTTATAAAGTAGAATACGGCTTAACCTTTTTGACATACGATCCTTTTATTAGAATATCCAATCCAAGGAAAGAATCTAAGGCTGAGAAAGATGAGCTTCGTATATCCGAAGAGCCGCTTACTCACATATCAAGGGTAACAACCCCTTATTTCCTGTACGGCGGTGATGAAGCATATACATCTGTTCCGGCTAAGGTAGAGCCTATACCGGAGAAGATAATGGGTCGTAATGGTATTAAATTTGGTATGAGTGTAACTGAGCTAACCAAATTAGGGTACAAAAAAGCTGGTGGAAACTGGATATATAAATTCTATATGAACTCAGGTGTGTATGATTTGTATAATATCAGTACCGGTGAAGCGTTTAGGGCGAAACCGGATCTTGGAGTTAAGATAAGCTCCAGCGCATTCATCCGCTCTTTATCTCAATCTGGTAGAAAAATACAAAATATGATGAGCAACATGAGCCAGGAAGAGATAGATAGGAATAAGAATCTTGTAGAAGGTTCTGATAATTCGGATTCGATAAATGAGTTAAATAAAGAGTGTTGAGTATGAGAAGGAGATATGAAGATGTTTCAGGTCTTGTTCAGTATCAGTTGAAGACCAATCAGCAGGGGAATATAGAGGTTTATGTTGATGACGGGTTTGTTGGAAACGTAAGTGAAGGAGTCTGTAATTGGAAGGATGTTGAATACAAGAGTAAGGTTACTATATCTTTGAAAGGAGTCGAGAATAAGGCTAAAACTTCAAGTAAAAGAGTCGGTCCCTATTGTCACATTTATAGCATATTTGGAGGAAATGAATCTTATCATGAAGGTCCGGATAGTAATATAAAAAAGAGTCCGGTTACCACCTTTATAATGTATTGTTATAAAAATGGGGATATTACAACTACCACCACTTATACTAAAAATTTATCTGGAACTCTTCAGATAGGTAAAACACAATTGACTATCAATTACAAACAAAGTAAAAGTCAGTCTTTTTCTGGTGGTGATAAAGATTATGTAACATCCGTATCTGATTTCCCTTTTGTTACTGGTCCAGGAGATAATAGCGTTGAGTTTGAAGGAGAGGGAAGATTAATAGTTGAAACAAAGGCTTCGCATTATGAAATAGAAGTTTCATAATTTCTATTTTTATAGTATTTTGTCTAAAATATTTATCACTATGGGTGTCAAATGTCAGATAGAAAAATAAGAATCTCGTAGAAGGTTCTGATAATTCGGATTCGATAAATAAGTTAAACAAGGAGTGTTGAGTATGAGAAGGAGATTTTTTAATGCTGCGGATAATTTCGTGGGAGGATGTTATAATAAGTTATCTAATGAGGATATAAAAAGGCTTGGAGGAAAAAGATCTTATGTATGTCAGTTTAATAAAATTCATATACATATAGGACCTGTATTAAAAGATAATGATTCCGAAGAAAGTTATATAATGTTTAATAGTGATTGGAATCATGGTGGTTATGAATCTATAGTTTATCACCATAGTAATAATGGTATTTTTATATTAGGTGAAAATAAAATTGGTAATATAGAAGATCATATACAGGATCTAACATATTGGTACGAATATGATCCAAACATTAATGAAAATTATTGTTATTGTTATTATGAAGCTGATAACAGCGGAAATGCTATTAAGTTGAGCCGTGAGTTTGGTGATGTTTGCACTGTTTTTAATATTCCCAGTTTGAAAGTTACTACTCTTCGTGATGGCGGTTTAAGTTTTCCAGAGATTTATATAGAAGGAGTTTGGGATCCGTTATTGTATAAGTCGGTTTTATAATTAACTTTGCAAAAAAGTTAATCATTATGGGTGTCAAATGTCAGATAGAAAAAAAGGAAAATGAAATAAAACGGGTTAAGGCTCCTAACGGGGAGCCTTCCGTTCTTTACGAAAGTGCCTTAAAATTATTAGGAAACAGCGAGCGGGCCCTTCAGGTATGGGCTAAGGCTTACACTCCTGGTTTTTTGTCGTATTACGGTCATTGGAATAACCCGGCTCCAGGGGAGATGTTTAATACCGATTCCAATGGTGAACCTCTTTTAGAAGACGTGCTGTCGTATATGAAGCGTCAAACTTATTTTGCCGATCCTCTAACGGATCAGGATGTTAAGGATGTAAGAGATTTTCTTTTATCTACCTATGGTGTTTATACGGCACCATCATTATCCAACATCATTCTTCATTATTTTTATGTAGATGGTAGTTTGATACTGAATGAGCAGAATTTAAGAAGATCAGGCTTGTATAATGAAACAGAGATAAGTAGAATCTTATCTGATCCTTCTGTTCTTAATGAAGTTTCGACATCCATGAGGAAGTTATTGGATTATTCCAATAACGAACATGATAGGGAAAAAGATAATTATTTTATGTCTGTTGACTATCAGTATGGTCCTATTGTTTACAAGGAGGGAGTGTTTAACCAATTTGGTAAAAAAGTACCATATAATCCTTCTGAGCTTTATTATGCTATGCGTAAAACAGTAGCCGGCATAAAAAAATTTTCTGAATTTTCATCTGCTTTTGAATCGTTGAGAAACTCATATCCTGAACTGGTTGAGAAATTTGTTTCTGATAAAGAATTTGCCGAATCTATGTTTGATGAGTTTTTATCTACGAATAAGATTCCGGTAATAAACATAGAAGGGGATGATGTGGTAGAAGGCAAGAGAAGATCCTTGTCTAAGCTACAAGATCTGTCTTATTACAATCCTGGCAAAATAGAGTTCCTAAGAGCTCGTATATCAGCTTATTTAAATAGGGCTAACGCTGACACCGAATCTGATTTAAGAAGCATGATATGGGATATAGAAGAGGCTTGTACGTGGTTTGGCATAGATATAATAGGGGCGTCAGAAACTTATGATGGCACAGAAGAATCTTTGAATAAGATAGATAATTTGATGCTGGATCTTGATATTTATGTGGCCAGGCACAATGATGTAAATTATGCTCCTACGTTGGCATCTTCTATTGATGATGTTCTTGGTGATAGTACAGACTATTATTTTGGATTATTGCCGGAGTATATGGATAATTTGAATATCGTTTATTCTGAATCAAATATAGACCCAGTAGAAGCATTTGAGAAACATTCATTGCTTAAGGTAGGAGATAATCTATATCAAAGGATCAGCAAAGATGATCTTAACGAGATGTATCAAATATCAACAGTGTTAGCCAAGCACAACCTAACTCACTTTCCTGCTAAAATATATCCTGAATCTTGTTTTAAGAACGGCGTTTTGGATAAAGAGAAAGTACGGAACGTAGATAATAATACGCTCATGGATTCCATTAAAAAATACGTCAGATCGTTCATGGATTCTCAGAACACGGAGGACATGATAATGACCAGGATGGCGTTTGGGCACCCGGCGGTACTTGATGTTTCTTACGCGGATGTGGATCGGGAATTTAGTCGGTACATGAACAAAAAACAAGATAGCGAAAACCCATTATCCTTATTCGATTTATACCAATATTACCTTGACAACAAACTCCATAAAACAAAATTATATGATAATGCCTATAAGTATCTTGACTTCAAATCTGGTCCATCTTTGGGTCTTATTTCTGATGATCCTGATATTTTGAAATCAATAGAATTATCTTTATCTGGAAAAGACAGGTTGATGTTGTTTGATTATAGCATGACCAGCACCGACCCTTTTTTATCAAAATTGTTTTATTTGGATAGGTATGACCCTTCGTATGCCGAGAATGATTTTGAACACTATTTTTACACCAGGCACCCGTATCTGTTAAAAGAAAAATCGGGCCCTAATATCGTAGAGCAAGATGGTGTTATAACAGCCGAAGGTATTTATGATAATTTTATAAGAGTAGGTAATAAGATATGGTCTAAAGTAAGCGAAAGTAGTTCCGGCTCTATCTACCAAAATCTGACAGGGACCGAATCGGAGGTGAAATACGATTCTACCCAGAAGGCTAAGACAGTAGAAACCGATTACGCTCCATACCAAAACAGATCTGGCTTGACGCAAGATATGACCATAAGCAAGTCTGAATTGGATGATCTTAACAAATTAGAATGCAAATAATTTTTGTATATATATAATATAGTTTTTTCATAGTTATAATTTGGGAAGTGAGGCTTGTGAAAGTCTCACTTTTCTTATATATGCACGTATATCAATAACATACAAGAAAAGTTAGATTTTCGTTGTTTATGAATTATTTTTATTAAGTTTGCAATATTAGTTTCAGGAAGGGATTATAGAAAATAGGGAAGGTAAGAACAGAACGTAACTAATAACGGTAGGAAATGAGAATCAGTACCATCAAACGTAATAACAGCATTCATCTTATGTATAAAAACATTATGAATGATTTAGGTCAATTAAGAACTGTAGTTTCAAAATCCTATATTTATAATCTGATACGAAATCAAACCGGATTAAGTATCAGAACTATATCCCATGTCTTGAATCACACAAAAGAACAGGATACAGATTCTTTGTGAAAAGCGTACATTTTCATACATTTGTGTATTCTTTAGTTTTTAGATTTAAGTTTTTTCATGGTATTAGTTTAGAGATCAGGGCTCGCAGTGATGCGGGCCCTGGTTTGATTTACAGCGCTTTACCCAAAATGGGAAAAGCGTAAGTTTCTGATTATCAGTTTTTCACCTTAAATGGGGAAAATTAATTATTGTGTATTATACTTCCGTTTTTGCTGAAAATACTTCTCTTCTATAGGAAATAAACACACCTGTATTCCACCCTGCAATCATGATCTTTGTTACGTGCTTCATGCACGTATGTTTAACAATTAAATACTATAAAATTATGGGTGGTGATAAAATCGTCCTTTTAGATGGAGCCGGGGCTAACGGTGGTGGTGCAGCCACTAACGGTCTTCTTTCAATGATTCCCGGCATGTTTGCTAATTTGATAGGTGGTAATAAAATGGATCCGAATCTGGTAGCGGCTTTGATGAACGGTCGTAACAACCAGGACGGTTTCGGTGGGGCTAACGGTTGGTGGCTCTGGATAATTGTTTTGTTCTGGCTGTGGGGTGGACGCGGCTTCGGTAACGGTTTTGGAAATGGTGGTGATTGTTGCGCCAATGGTTTGCCGGCTCAGTTGAATAACGATTACGGTCGTGAACTTTTGATGCAGGCAATTCAAGGTAATCGTAGTGCCATAGATCAGATCGCTTCTGCTTTGAACTGTTCTACTACTCAACTTCAGAACGCTATCTGCAACGTACAGGGTGCTATTGATAAAGTAGCTGGTCAGGTAGGTATGACTTCTCAGGCTGTTATCAACGCAGTTCAACAACAAGGTTGTGAAATAGGAAATCAAATCAGCTCTTGCTGCTGCAATCTGAGTTCGTTGATCAATCAAAGCACTTGCCAGACTCAGGGAATGATTACTCAGCAAGGTTTTGATAACCAGCTTCGCACGTTGGAACAAACCAATATCTTGCAGAACGGTCTCAACCAAGGTCTGGCTAACAATCGTGAGCAAGCTACAAGCCAATTCAATATCTTGTCTGCGAAACTTGACGCTCAAACCGTTATGATCAACGACAAATTCTGTCAGTTGGAAATGAGGGAGATGCAGAACACTATTGCTCAACTTCGTGAAGAAAAAGCGGCTTTGACAGCTTCGGCATTATCTCAGCAACAAACCCAGAATATCGTTGGTCAATTACGCCCGACGGCCGTCCCAGCCTACCCCTCTTGTTCTCCTTACCAGGCTTATTCTTGGGGACAGGTATTCGGAGGAGGTTACTGCAATAACGGATGTGGATGTAACAACGGATGTTGCAATAACAACGCTGCTGTCTGATTTTATTAAGAGAGGAGGCTAATATGGCTTGTGTTTCTAAAATAGGATCGTTGTATGAGATGGTTACGAAGAATGTTATTGTCAGTACGACAAATACAATCTTCGGTATTAACCCACGGGCTTGGATCGCCCTTCCGTGTGAGGGTCTTATCCTTCTTAAGATAAGGCAAGTAGTCCCCACAGCCGGAAGTGCTCTACCGGTACAGATTGCGGTCCCGGCAAACAGCACAGTTTCAACAGTAGGAGCCGACACCTGTTGCTCGGTTACGGGAGTGAATGTCGTGAACCCTATTAACGTAGCTGTAACGGGTGCTGCTATGGTAAATGGCACAGAACGCCTTCTGTACTTCAATAAAGTTCGTGGCGTGTTAAGATTAATGGATTGCTGTGTTCCAGTAGCGGCAGCCCAGGCGTCTGAAGTTAAAGCAGGTAAATGATTTCAGTAGGGTGATGGAGATCATCACCCTATTTTCACCTAAATAATATTTTGATCATGTTTTCAGATTTGAAGAAGGGGTTTCAGGTACATACCCTTGATACTAATACAGTACCTAAATACGAATTGGGAAAGGTAGTAGCCGTATCCGAACCCAGGTATCTTCCTCCTCAGCCGGGTCAGTATCAGGCGATGCAGACCCGCGTGGTGGATCTGACGGTAGAGCTCACTGGCGAAACCAAGACCTATACGGTTCCGGAATCCCAGAATGTGGCTAAGGCTATGGGTATAACATTATCTACCAGCATAGATCCGATTATGAACGAACTGAATGCTATAAAAAGCACCAGTCAAGACATAATAGACAGCGTAGATACCCATCGTGCCAAGATAGAGGCTTGTGAATCTATATTAGAAGACATCAATCCGGCATTCAAACAAACGAGAGAGCAGGATCGTAAAATAGCTGGTATAGAAAATAAGGTGAATGACCTTACTGATTCATTCGAAGATTTAAAGAAGTTAATTGTAGAACGTTTGAAATAAGTATAATATGATAGTATATGATTTAAATTCAGGACACAGAGAATATCCTGGATATGATGAGATAGAAGACAGGCGAGGTGGAGGCAGAGGCAGAAGCCGGCGTGCTGATGGAACGTACATGGAGTACGGACATGGGTTCCTTCCTCCTTATGATCATTACGGTATGCATGAGAAGATGAAGGAAATGGAAGAACGCGAAAACGAGCTGGAAGAAAGGGAAAGAAGGCTTGAGGAGCGCGAACGTCGTCATGAAATGGAGGACCGGGAATACCGGAGGATGGGTTACGAATCCTACCCGACCGATTACTATGGAGACGACAGATACTACGGTGACGGACCTCAGATGCGTAGAGGTCGCGGACGTGGCAGAGGTCGTTCTTATTGAGGAGCAGACGCAGAGGATCCAGCTTATCAGAAATATGTAGATACTTACGGCTACCATTTTTCTAATGCTCTTGCTGATGAGGCGGTAAAGAAGATGGTCAACGTCGATGGATCCAAGAGGATCTGGAAGCAGCCGGAAATAAAAGATATTTTTGAAAAGTGCGGAGCGAAGAAGCCGGATAAAGCGACATGGGGCGATGTCCAATATGTCTTTGCAATGTACTATTCGGATGGTTTTCCGAAGGTCTTCAAATGTGAGAACGAGTTGGTGAAAGCTACGTTAATGTATTTGGATGATCCGGATGCTCCCGAAGGAGTAGCCTTTATAAGATGGCTTGCCGTGCAAGATTACCTCGGCGAAAAAATAAACTGGAAGGATCTGACCTGAGATCCAGGCCCAGGCCCTTCCGGTGGTGCGGGAGCCATAGTAAAAAATATGATTCCCGCATTCCCGTTTTTCCCGTTTGGAAAAAAAGGAATAAAAAAAATGTTATACCGGTCGGCGGGCAATAGAATACCCGTGGCCGGTTTGTTTCACATAACTTTTTTTTGGACATGAATATGGCACACGAATCTAAATCAAATAAAACCCCATTGTATTTAATAGGAGAGTTGATTGGCGTACCGAATACGGTTATGGACTCAGCATTGCATGAACTGAAAGATAGAATAGACAAAGACCCTAAATATAAAGATGTTAAAAATTGGCTCGAATCTTTACCCAAGATCTGAACCTATTTTTTTTCAATACCAGGCCCGATGCGATTTTAACGTATCGGGTTTTTATTTTAATTCATATTGTTTTATTTTAAATCTAATTAATTTATGAATGTCGTACTTTTGTTGAAAAAGTATTTTTTATGGAAAATAAGGAAGATTACGTTGGTTACGAAGATCAAGAACTGTGTAACCGGTATTACAAAGAGGCTGAAGCCATGAGGCAAAAGCAGGACTGGTCTCGGCTTAGGGCTGTCCCTGCTCCGGCTAAGGGAACGCCATCGCCCGGCTGGGGTCAGCTTGGACGTGGAAATGATGTCCGTGTCAAGTATGTTAGCATCAATTCAGGATTAGGAGGGGACAGATTATGACCGTAGAAGAATTGGCTAATAAAAGATACGGTGGCGAATTTGTTTTCATGTTTGGTCATCTTGAAGGTAGAACAAGATTCGTTTTTGAATGCTTTGATCCAAGACCTGATCATGAAGGTAAAAACACTTATATAGTTTCTTATTTTGATAAGGGACTTCGTAGAAGAGATGTGGTAGATGTGCCATGTTATATGAATGTTTTAGCAAAATAAATTAAAATATTGTAAATATCGTGGTTAGAATCGCATATTTCGGAACCGATGGCTGCCCCGGTCATCACGTTATTCCAATACGAGGTAAATTCACAGAAGAGGATATTAAGGTAATAGAATCTGTAGATTGTGATGATTTCTATAAGGTGTTTGATGTCATGCGTTTTAAGATAGCTGAGTTTAAAGGATGGACGATATTGGGAATCCCGGCAAGCTTAGACGATCATAGACCTGGAAGCAAAACCGTTATCTTCATAGAGGGTGAAGCTAACGAAGCTGATTTTATAGAAGTCACACAAGAGTATTCTTTTCTTAAAAATAAGGTAAAGAAACTTGCCGAATTGTATCATGATGGAGAATGGCTTGCGACTGGTAAATTGAATCAAGATCCGCCTACTAACAAGGAGCGGTTTCAATTTACGTTAGACAAGGATGATATTATTAACATGATTAGGGGAGTCGATTTAGATCCTTATTCTGATGTGGCGAATGAAATGGAGAAAATCGGATTGGGATCATCATCTGATTCTTCATATGAGGGTCCCACATGGTCTTGGTTTGTTAACAAAGTAGAACTTTGGCAGAAGAATAATGTATGGGATAGTTTCTCCGCTGAGTTTTTGTGGGGTTTGTATTGTAGGATAAAGAAAGTATAGTAACAATTAATTTAAAACAAATCATGGAATTAAAAGATTTTAAAGATGTGGTTAGAGTAATGACAAAAGAAGAGTTCGAATCAACAATCGAAGAAGATATTAAATTCGTTGAGGGATTCAAGAATTTCTTAAAACATGATGATGCCACGAGGATAGTAGAGCATATCAAGTCTGTGTTAGAAGCATCAGTAGATTACTACTATCCTAATCATCCTGAAGTAGAATTTGAAAAAGATTTTAATATACAATACGATGTCAATAATATCTTGAACAAATACGGCCACACCGAAATGGGTATGTATAAAATACAGCTCTATATAGAGAATATTTTGGGTAGTATTCAAAACAAGAAGCCTGTAGACGTGGGAGAAGTCTCTGACGGATACCACACTTTCAATGAATTGTATCGGTATCGCATGTTGTATAACGCTGCCTTCTTTAATCTATTAGCCAGAAGCGGACAGGTTGAAGTTTGCAAATCAAGGAGACACAGCGACGGAGAAAAATGCTTCGGTTCTGATGATTGGTTTATTGTGATGGCGATCCTGCCTACCGGTCAGGTATCTAATCACTATGAAAGCAAATACTGGGATTTGTTTGATGTTCCTGAAAGAAAAACCGCTTTCGAATACGATGGCCATACACCAAATGAAGCCGCCGACAGACTTGAAAAGTATCTCAAACTGCCTCGTCATGGCATGACATTCGAAAAGGCTTTAGAACAGCTTAAATTAGGTCGTAAGATAAAAAGAATCGATTGGGGTAAAAAGTATATCTGTATGTTTATTGTAGAATCTGACGTAAATATATTGATGGTAGATACAGGTCAAAAAGTAGCATCAAATTGGAATCCAACCGAACATGATATTATGTCTAATGACTGGGAGATTGCGGGATGAGTTTGTTTGTATGTTCAAAATGTGGCTGGGTAGATAAAAAAACCACGTCCCGTTACTGGGCTCTTGTGAGACCTTGTAAGAATCGTGTCTATGATGAGTCGCTAAAGGGATATGAAGGCAAGCCTCTTTGTTCTGAATGTGCCGCTATTGAATATCATAAGGATGATAAGCCGGTGGTGGTTCCTGGAACGTGGCATGGTAATTTCAAGAAGGAATGGCCTACTGAAGAAGAAAAGAAGCATATTGGTAAAAATGGTATTTTAAATTATTGATTTATGTGTGATAAGGAAATTGTTATATGCGCAGCTATCTGGGTTCAAGATTACAAGAACAAGCCTCACGGTCCAGTAAATATACCATCTGGAACCGTATTTTGTGGATTGAGACACTGTTCCATAATATCGCAACTTGCGGCATACGGTATAGCTCATAAAAACCGCAGTGTTCAAGGATTTTTGACAAGCAAGAACCGGTTTCTGACGAGAGAAGAAGCGTCTGAGCTTGTTAAGAACAATAATCAGGAGATGGTAGTAGATAGGAATGCTATTAGAGAACAATTGTATTCAGAAGATTTATATTAACTAAAAAACAAAACAACATGGGGTTTAAAATCAAAAAGTCAATCATTTATAATATGATGAACGGCAGTCGGGTAGAGTACGAATTTGACAATACCAAGGATTTTGATTATATTACATTTAAGGGTGATGGCAAAGAGTCTTTTTCATTTAACGCAATCCTTGTTAAACAATTAATTGAAACATTTGAAATCATGTTGCAGGATATATATTCTGATAATTATAAGCTTAAGGTTTATGCTGGTAATTGCATAGCTCAATTGAACGTAAATCCAAAGGACTCAAGTGAATCCTTTTTTGACGTATATGATAAAGATGAAACGAAACTGATATATGGAATAGAGATCGGTATTCTGAAAGAAATGTTTGGCATATGATTACTAAACAAGATATACAAGCAGCAGCATCGTATATTTTCCGAAGCAGTTTTGTCTCAGAAGACCAGGCAAGGAAAGTAACGATAAGAGCCGGTAATAACGCTACCAAGAACCTTGTCAAGACCTTCAGAGGAAAGTTGTTCAAGAAGGCTTTTGGAAGAGCTCGTAGAGGAAAGGATATCAGTTCTTTTGAAAGACAAGAAAAAGAAAGTGGTTTTAATTTTCTTTATAATCCTAATAATGGTCGTATGCGAAGCGGTCATATTATAATAGACGGAATTGGTCTGTTTAAACAAATAATAGAGTCGGGTACGTAAGTTATCCGACTTTTTATATATTTGTGGCATGGCAAGAGGTTATTATTGGATACCACAAACAGATGAAACGTTAAATGGCAGAAGCTATTACGTGGCTAAGATAGTAGGGGATATCACGTTTGATACTAAACGAAAAAGAATCGTATTTCAAGCTGATAGGTATTTCCCTGTAGGATCTGTTTTCCATTTTACGCACAATTGCTTCAATTATATCATAACTTGCCGACTTCGTAAGCCTGGGTTGTGGTATGAGGCAAGGAGGGAAGACTGCGGACCTATTGGACCGGATGATGTGGAAAGGTTCGAATCAGGAAGGTTTATTCATAGAAATGGGTACAAATACAATGCATAAGCGTAACTTGACGATTTGCGTCAGATTATAATTTTTTTTCATATTATTTTTAAGCCATCAGACTGAGAAGTTAGATGGCTTAATTTTTTATGATATGCTTGATTTTTAGCTACCTTTGTCTCATAACAAAAATGTTTTATCATGGTATCAACGTGTATTATTAAAAGAGATAATAAAAAGAAAGTTGTTTCTGTCTCTACCAGATCAGGGGACAGGTCTATGTTATTCGATAAGATAGCATCTATTCCTCTTATGGAAAATAGGGAACGGGCTACTACTGTTTTTAAAACCGTATTTTCTAATAAGTTCTTAAAGGCTTTTGGTGACTGGAGAAGGAATGTGCCTATCAACAAACAGGCTTACAATAAGGTAAAATCCAATATCGACCTTATTCCGGAAGCCTATAGAGAAAGGGTGCTGGATAAGGCTTCTAAGATGAGCAACCCTATTCTTGTGTCGAAATCAGATGCACCTTATGGGATTCAAGAATCAGGCTTTGGATTCTATAGCCAGGATCTGGGTGATAATATTATGTTGGTGGATGCTATGGTTCCGTCAGGTATTTCCATACCGGAAGGACCGGGAATAGACGCCGGCCAGTATCTACAAGATGCTATATCTTCAGACTTCACTCCCGTATCTATGGTACAGGATAAGGGTGTTGATTATATGGTCATAAAAGACGGTCTTAAGATATTTAGCCCAGAAGAGCTACCAGAGGCAGATTCTAATCCTGTGGGTGTAACGTATCAGACTGGAGAGCCTCGTTTGTTTTTCATGAACGATCGTAATCAATTATTTGAAGATTACGGAGAAGCTCTTCGCTCTGGAGGGAATGATATTAGAATAGGATTCTTATCAGGCATCGTTCAAGAATCTACCGTGGATGGAGTGGCAGACATTACTTACAAGGCTGGAAAGTATGTTCTTAATAATCCCAAGTCTTTTATACCGGTCATGACCGCTTCCGCTTCTACTTCTTTATCAACAAAAGGCGGTATAATTAACTACCTTATAAAGAAAGGTCTTTTGTCCGGATCCAAGATATTCGATCCGGAAACAAGAAGCTATTATATTACAGGAGAAGGACATACAGGACAAATTAGACTTTTCAATTCAGCATTATCCTACACTGAGCTCCGTAATCATTTTGGTTCTGATGTTTCCATGAATGATCAAGGCATGATAACCATAAATTCATTGGATAATAGTAAGGTAACTATGAGACTCGCCACCGGAGGAACGGAAAGGGTTAGCAGGGGGCAGATAAAGAACGATCTCAAGTCAGGAAGATACAATGAATTGGATGCTAAATACGATCACTTTGATGCGCTTGTAGTTTCATTTATATTAGAAGACAATGATCTTTATGCTGATACTAAAGCTAAGATAGTATCGGATTATAGCCAAGAGGAACGTAATCAACGAAATTCTATTGTTGAGATACTGAAAACGCTGGGCGTTAGTGTCGTTGGCATGACCGATTATATAGAGAAGTACCAAACTAAATACGGACACGAACCTTCTGCTAAAGCATTGGCGGATATTGCCAATAACGTAATAGCAGTCGGTGAAGATGCTACTTTGTCTGACTTAGTAGAAGAAACAGCACACTTTCTCGTAGAGGCGTACAGAGATCAGAATGCTGTTGAATCTGTTTTGCAAGATGTAGAAGGCACTGAAGAATGGAATCAGTATGCAGGTCAGTATTATAATACATACGGTAAGGTATATGAAGGCTCTGAACTTGATAATGCTGTTAGGAGAGAAATTCTTGGAAAGATCCTCGCCAGGGAGATGCAGACCGGCACAGCACAGGCGCCGGTAGAGCCTACCTCCTTCCTGGGGCGCGTCCGGCAGCTTCTCTCTGGAATAGTAAGCTGGCTTAAATCAGCTTTATCTACCCAAAGACAAGATTTGAATAATGTTATTAAAAACATTCGCGATCTTGCTATTACCGACATAGATAAAGGATTTGACACCTCTCTGTTAAAGGATAATGATTTTACATTATACTCTCTTTCTTCTATGAACAAGAACAAGTTTCTTGAGTCTAAGATCAGATCACTAAGAAAAACCTTAAGAGACTTACGTCAGATAAGCTCTGATAGGGCTGTAACTACGTCTATGACTCTTGCTCAGCTTAAGACCATAGAAGATAAGATAAATAAGGTAGAGACCGAAATAGACAAGAATGAGATGGCGGCTGCCATGAACAGCATGATCTCCACAGCCGAAGCTCAGGTCAGATACTTAAGTAATGTGGTAAACACCATCCTTCATGGTGATACCAAAGACGGTAAGCTTCACTTCAATACCAATGATCGAAAGAACGTAGATATTATCAACAATCAGGTTCTTCCGATCATGAACGATCTTCGAGGATATATCCGTAACAGAAGTACCGAATTTGATGAGCGTGAAAAGCAGGATTATACAAATAGGATCAATACCGTCATTGCCGACATCAACGGTATTCAGTCTGATATTAAATCAGTACAAGATCTTGATGAAAGTACGTTGCTTGACAAGTTAATGAACGAACTTCATGTGCCGGCAGATAAGGTAAAGAGAGTAAAAGAGTTCTTTGATAAGGTTCAACACGATGTTTCTTGGATAAGTAGGTGGTTCGGTATATTAGAGCATTCTTCCAGCCCGTTCAACAACGCTCTTGGAGCTATGATTGCCAAAGACAATTACAATGCGATGGTGAATGCCCAGCCCGCCATATCCGACTTCCTGGCATATGCGAAAAAGCATGGTTTCAATAAATCTGAATTTGAAAAACTGCTTCAGAAAGTAGACGGCAAAACTTCTAATTACCTTCGTAGTGCTCTTGATATGGCTAAATACGATCGTAATAAGAAGCTGGCGCAGATGCGAGCGTTTGCGACCGCCATGAACATAGAGATATCAGAAGAAGAAATCAATGATGTGGTTGACAATAACCGTAATTACGTATTTAAAAGAGAAGTAGTTGACAAGGACGGAAATACGGTTACTGAGAACGCTAAATTTAAACCGTCGTCCGATAGGGTTAATACCGATATTTTTACTATCGAACAGGAAAAAATCTATACGGAACAGATGGAAAAATGGGATGCTGAAAATTCGGAACTGGAATTTAGCGAAAGTTATGCCACAAGAATGGAATCCATATACAAAAAGGCTGAAGAAGAATTAGGGCATCCGGTTTCTCAAACAACCAAAGAATACCTTAATGCTCTTTCTCGGCAGAAGCGGATATTGAGGCAGCCTTTTATTGATAGCAATGGTAATTTTGATGAGGTTGCTTACTATAAGAGTAGTAACTACGAAGAAGAAGGACTGCTTCGTAAACAACGTAAGGAAGCAGCTTCAGAATACATATATGTAGGAACCAGGAGAGTGGAAAAAACTGGCGACCAACTTAAGATGGCCAAAGAAATACAAGCCATAAATGAAGTTTGGAGAAAAGAATCAAATAATGCCACTAATGCCGTATCAGAATCGTTTTTGCAAAAATTAAGAACGATTCAGAACGAGTCAGGAGGAGAAGCTGCGCTGAAGACACTTATGTTGGGGGGGCACCTGTCATTCAACGATCGGTTTTGGAATGACGTAGAATCAGAACAATCGGCGCGTACCGAATCAAATAACAAGGCTTCGTATCTTAAAATGGCACAAGACATCATTAGTTCTACGACAAGTGATAGAGATGCAACTGACGTGGATTCGATTGTAAAAGATATAGAAAAAAATAAGGCTATTATAAAGGAAATAATCGGAAACAATCGCGATGTGGCTGATATCGGAGAAATTAATGAAGCGACATTTACCTCATCTGAAAGAGATGCTTTTAGGGCCGCATCTGAAGCTATTGAAGCCGATTACGCTATCTTAATAGATTATGCTAAGATGGTGGGTCTTGAAGATATTGATAAGTACCTTACTAAAAGCAGTAAGGCTGAAAACGAAGTAAATCAGTCTTATTTAAATGCTCTTGCTGACTCCAAGGAAGTGGAATGGAAGTTCGTACAACGTCATACTACGGCGAAGAAAGCAAAAAGGATTCAAGCCTTAAGGGATAAGTTATTCAAAGCTGCTGATAACCGGTATCTGTTTACCGTATCTGAAACCAACTACTTGTCAGAAAAGCTTGGAATAAGCAAAGAATTAGACGGTAGAGATTTTAGGAATGCCGTCAATGCTAAAATGGCCAGCTTGTTTTTAAATAACACAAGAGAATCAGGTATAGAAGAGGCTAATGCTATTGTTAATGAATTTGCCAGGAGCCAGGTCTTTTCATACTATAAACGCATGGCGCCTACCGGATATGCGGCTATGATCGACAAAATTGGTCGAGGTGAGATAGATGTGGCGCAGATGGTTAAGGACGTACAAAACGGTACATCCACCCAAGATTATGGCATGGACATATCGTACCTGTCTTTCGACCCTGCAAGGGCATGGGTGGCTGAATCTGAAGCCGAAAATAGCGGTCGTAATCCTGATTATGTAAAAGATCATGGGTATGGTCATCGCATGCCTAAGAAAAGCCTGTATCGTGATGAATCGTATCTCAATGACTTTGGTATCAAATATGATGCTGATGGTAATGAGGTCGCTACTAAAAACGTAGAGCAGTGGAATATGATTCAAAAACTCAAGGAAATAAAAAGACAATCCCTTGATCTATACAAAGAGCAGAGCCCGAACCTGTATGCTATTCCACAGATATCCAAACAAGATATAGAACGTATAGAAGGGTTAGGTATCAGCCTTAAAAGTACGGTCAGGAACTTCGTATCCGACTTATGTCTTGACCGCGTAGATGACTCCCTGTATGGTAAAACACGCCAGGGTGAGGTATATGATCCGGAAGATAGGGTTCGGTCCATACCTAAATACTACATATATGAATTAGAGAACCAAGATGACGTATCTCATGATTTTGGTTACTCTTATTCGATGCTTATGATGCAATCATCATTATACAACGAAAAGCAGAAATCTATAGAGCTTGCCCAAGGACTGGAGCAGATGTTACTGAATAAACAATTTGAGGGCGGTAAGAAGGCTGAAGCAACCCAAGCATATCAGATGTTCAGGGACTTCTTCAACGATCATTATTATGGCATTAGGATGAACACCAAAAAACTTACGGTGAACATCGGAGGATATACGGTAGACCTTACAAGAATTATGATGGCCGTTGAAAGATTTATGTCGGTTATGAACCTGGCGCTGTCTCCGTTTGTGGCAGCTACCGGCGCCTTAACAGGTCATATCAACCTCATCATGGAATCTGCCGTAGGACAGTATATAAGCAAAGACTCCCTTAAATACGCATCGGCTGAATTTTCACGCCTTGCTCCATCTTGTATAGCAGAAACCGGAGACATAGATAGGAAAAGCAAATTATATGTCATAGGTGAGAGAATGGGGATATTCAATATCCGAAATCGTATGTATGGTGCCGGATACAATAGAGTGGCCAGGACCTTAATGCGTTCGCCTATGTATGCTTTTATGGAAATCCTGAACTACCCTCTTGATCCGCAGGTTATGATTGCTACTATGGACAATGTTCGTTATTACAAAGGTCGGTTCTACACGTTCCAAGATTTCAAGATGGAAAAAGAACGTAATAAAGAACAGAGTACCATAAAAAGAGAATGGAATGCATTAAAAGATCGTACTTTATGGAGTATGGTAGATGTCGTGGATGGGAAGGTGGTTGTAAAGCCCGGATCAGGTGTTACTGTTGAGGAAGTTGAAACCCAGATGGCTATAACCAGAAATCAAGTTCGTAGCTTGTCGCAGATATGTAACGGATCTTTGAATGAAGAAAACCGAACTGCCGCATCGCGCAACTGGATAGCCAGGTTCATGACCGCCCACCGAGGATGGTTGGTGCTGGCGGCTCAACGTCTGTGGAAAAGACGTGGCTTCAATTTCCAGACAATGCAAGAAGAGGAAGGACTGTCAATTACGTTAAAGAATATGATAGCCAAAACATTTAGCTTAGCTTCCGAGTCTGGTATGAAAAACATCATAGATGCCTGGAACGAAAATAAAGACAATATGAATGAGGTAGAAAAAACCAATCTCAAACGTCTCAGTGTCTATGCCGGCACGTTCCTTATCATGCAGGCCGTATCTATGCTTCTTGCCGGATGGCGTGATGATGATGAAAACGAAGAAAGTTGGCTTACTCAATTTGGATCCTATGTCGGATTCAGAACCATAAACGAAATAGCTTCACAGATGCCGTTTATTATGGAGCTTAACGTGGTAGATATCATTAACGATCCGTTCGTCATGGGACGGAAGCTGAAGGATCTTACCGATCTTAGGAATTATTCACTTGATAAAGTAACATCCGGTACATACAAGGGAGAGTCTAAGTTATTTAGGCAACTCGCCAAACAGACGTTTATCAAACAATGGTATAATATCAAGACGCCGGAAGACGTAGCGCGCGCCTATAATTGGTGGCAGCAGACGAACAACAAGTCAATGATGTTCTTCATCGGCGCCACTCCTGATTCGGAAGGAGACGATGATGTTAGCTACAAATAGACGAAGAATATCGGACTTGCATTGTTTTGGTATGATTCCAATATGCTATATTAGCATCGTCAAAGAGTAGATTGTACGTTTTTTGTTCTTACTTGAAAGATTATGTAGGTTTAATTTTTTCTGAAATTGTTTTCTTACCGGTTCTCAGTCAGGGATGATAGGGAACCGGTTTCTTTTATGTTGTACCAAACAATTGCGATATGAGTTTAAATAAAAAACAATTATGGCACCAAGAACTATTGGTGCCATAATTGTTAAAACCGTTTATTGTAACAAGAGTCCACTACCTTTACCCTCTTTTCTTCTTTCTTACTTCCCCATTAGTTGATTTCCTTTCAACTATTCTAAGAGGAATATGAAACAAGTTTCTAAGCATTAATTTCATGACCTTCCCTATTTGTGAAAACTAAACCAATACCTTCTATAATATATCCTACTACAGGAGCTTTGTCAAATTCCTCCTTCGTAGCCCAGGTAGCATTATCAGGCATCAGATCCTTGAATGCGTCCGAAACATCACCTTGACACCAGCAGTTATTTGATACAACAATGCCTTTCCCTTCGATATTGATATACATTTTTCTTCCACCACATCCAAGGGTGTTCCATCCGCTCGGTACGTTTTCCACCATAGGCTTAAGCACCCAGCTTACACCGTCTATCCTAACCCATCCAGGATCGTCTTTGTGCTTGTCGTACAAGTTTTGCCAAAAAGAGCATTCGTAGCACCACCCCCTGTCTTCCATGACAGTTCTTATCTCACACCTTTCAAATCCATTTGCATCCATCGTGTGCGGAGAATGAGGCTGGTGAGGGGTGCCACATTTCGGACATACGAGTTTTAAATTATTTTTCATATTATTTCACTTTTACGATCTTAACAGAATCTCCGATATTGTATTCCCCTTGGTATCCACTGAATCAATAAAAGACTCTTTATTTTTTTTTTCTGAAAAGATTTAGGCATTTAACTCTGATTTATAAAACTTCATTGTTGTTTCTTTGGAGATATAAACTTCGCATCTATCAGCTGGGCCATAACCTACACGCGCTTGTATCCAAGGCAACTCTCTATGTATTGCTGTTTCAAGCTGAAACTGATTCCATTCTGAAAGATTTTCCAAAACAGTACTCACTAAATCTTTCTGGTCTGTTGTTAATTTGGCAAACTCAGCGTCAACATCTATATCACCGGGAGCATAACTATAGGACAATTCTGAATATAAAATTGATTTGTCTTTTAAACTGTCGTACACTTTACGGCTAACTGGCCCATGAACCCACGCTTGAAATTTATCAGAAACCAATTCTGTACCAAAGTAAGCAAGATGGTATGCGTCACAATAAAACAACAATTTTTGCAATTTTAAGTGAGACATAGAGCCATAATGCTTAACAATATATTCACATAAGACTAATGAGTCTATCTTTTGAAGTTTTCGGCTCGTTTCCATTTTTCTATTTTTTTGATGACAAAAATACCCTTTTGTTTTTCTAAAACAAAGAAAATCCTTTATTTGTTTGTTAAACGTGTTTACAAACACTTTCAATAATAATCGGTATATATCACACGTTCACCATTTAAAGGAGATAGATCATATATAACCCATCCGTCATTAACCTGATTATCATCATGCGAACATGATGATAACACAAGTGCCATCAATAAAACAAAATACCTCATATTATTTTCAGCATAAAAATTTGTAACCTGGTTTTACAGCTTCCGCTTCTTCTCTCGTATCAAACATTAAGGTAGTGACAGCTCCTATTCCTTCACAAACGTAAGACACTTCCACCCACCACCTAAAAATCCCAGAGCCGTAATCATCATAGTACGGCTCAGAAAGAACTTCTTTCACGTACCCATCCAAATAATTCACGATCGTTCCTCCTTGTTTTTAGATTCTGCCTCTTCGAGTATGCTGATCACCTTGTCAACAATATCCGAATCAGACATTTTCTCAATAAAAACATCCATTGCCTTAGTTATGTCATTGGCTTCTTTTTCTTCAAGAGCTATTTCTCCACCGGTAATAGCATCAGATAATGATGTAGATAAGTGTCTTATCTTATCAATGCTCATAAACGTAAATGGATTACCACCTTGACCTCCACCCATTTCTTTCATGATCTGATATCCACCTGAGATAAGTCTGCCTGATGTCGTAGCCAAGGAGGATACGATTAGGGACAGTACCGCCGCTTCCGTCCGCTCCTCGGACACGCCCTTCGACCACACGGCTGCCCTTATAGCGCCGGCCAGGTCGTCTATGTATGGCATGAGGCAATCTTCCATCGCTTGTGTTATATCAGCTATAACCCCACTACGCTCTTTATTTATGTAGTAGATAGAAGCATTGTACCTCTTTATCTCTTTGTCCATGTCATTTAAAAGACGCTTGATATTGTGCTTATACATAGGACTGGTTTTAATTACTTCCTTTAGCTTAAGAATGTAATTATAAGCCTGGTCGTTTACAAATAATGTCATGGTCTCAACCGTTGAATGAAGTGTGTTAAGACTGTTAAGAATCTTATCGAAATTGTTTATCAAATAAGCCTTCCTGGCTTTTGCTGCGTAGTTAATCATCACATTCGAATTTTAGATTTTCAAGTTCATTCAATTGTTTCTTAATTGACTCGATCAGGTGCGTTCTCCGTTCCTCTGCATGTTTTAAAGCTTCTTCTTTGCTCTCAAAAGCATCCCTTCCTATTTCATAAGAAGTGATCCTATCAGGAATGTCGGCTAACAAAAGACCACCATACTCTTCTATTTTAGCTTTTACTTTTCTTATTATACCGTCTCTCATGCACGCATCTGTAATCCATATAAACCTATCACATTCTTCTAATTCCCTTTCGTACAATTCATACCATTCTGGTTTAGGAAATCTTAATGTAAATCTAATCTCGGTATCTTTTTCTAAGACATTAATATCATACGCCTCCGGCCACAGTTCTTTTATGCTGTCTTCATCTTCAGCATACGCTACCAATACAAATGAATTACTGGATTCTGCGCTACACCAATATGGATATTTTATAGGCCATTTGACTGGACGGTAATCATTGTCACAGTCATCCTTTCTAATGTAAAATCTTGCTCTAATCATGTTATTCTACTTTTTTGATTTCGCTCAAATCGTCTTCATACACCAAATAAGATCCTCTTCCAGGTCTTCCTTCTTTATTAGTTTTCTGGATTGTAAATATAACTGTTCCAGTATTCGTGATTTGCACGCTCTTAAAGAAACCAACAATAGGCTCTTTCGAACGTTTGTAAAGAACACTCACTTTATCTCCCTTCTTTAACCCATAAACAGAATCGAAATATTCCTTTTTAATTCTTTCAATATTACTTCTATGTTTGTTCATTGCATCAAACTCGTCGTCTAACAGTTGAATCATTTGTTCTTTTGTCATTTCTTTTCCTCCTTATTTAATGGTATTAACCCTTTTCCGTGCTTATCATACCACAGCATAGTTATAACATTCCATGCAGCCGCAGCTAAATGGTGCACGTTCGTCTCTTTATCCATTCTCTCTCCTTTCAGGTATGCCATTATATGTCTGGCAGCCGCCGCACGGTACCGTTCAAAGCCGTTGTCAAGATCCTGCCAAGTATTAGGACCATATTTCTTGGCTCCGGCATGATAGACTCTTACAATATCTTCAATCTCTTCCATCGGAAGCAAATCCCATCGTAGTTTGTCGTCAATGATGTCATTTTTCACTGATTTTATTGAAGTACTTTTTTCTGGATCTCCTATACGAATAAGTTCCATAATGTCTGTTTCTATAATAATTGCGTCTCCATTGTAATAAACTTCAGCAAACTTGTCATTTTCTTTTATGTTTGTTGCTGAAGTCACTAAAGATCCTTTGTATATTATAGTGTTTTTATTTATCTTATCATCTTTCAGTGTTTGAAAAATAGATCCTTTTGGATAAAGGATGTTTTTAGTATTATTGTCCATTTTTTCCATCGTTTTATCGTTGTTTTAATCAATTAGTATAATGATATAGTCCATTATTTTTCTTCTTCGCCTATAAAGCGATCAAATTCTTCTCCGCTCATAACAATGCGGTTAATGATAATTATGCCGTTATCGCTATAATCACCACTTTTAACTCCCATATCATCAAGCTCCTTCTTTAATTCTTCAAATGTGGGACCTGTCTTGCTTTTAAAAAATAAAGTAGCATGTACAACCTTTCCGTTGTTTAGTTTTACTCTCACGGTATAGACATATCCTTTTTCCTCTTCATCCTTTTTGTTGACACCATCAAGGATGCTATTTATCATGTTCTTATCCTCACGTGATAGGTTAGATATGGCTATTCTGCCCTTTAACCTAAATATTTCGTTTTCGTTCATAACCTTCCATTTTTGTTGTTTTCAAAATATTGTCTTACAGCTTCTATAGCCTTATCATCATCAAAAGCCTCTTCAAACTCCGTATAGAACCTATCTCGTTCCATGCAGAACGTGTTCTTCCCTTCTGGTATAGGACGGAATACAACCACCCTCTCTTCAGCGTGATTGGTTCCTATTATTCTATTATCTAAGATAATAGAATATCTTCTTGAACTTTTGTTGATAACAACATCATGTTGAAGACCATACAATTTAAGTATTTCCCTTAATTCACTTGTTTCCATTATTTGAAGATTTTATATTTTTAGAAGATACTGCTCCCGATCCCCACTTTTTCTTATATATAGTCCCCATCATGTTTATTAAATCGGAAAAAGAAGATATGGTTCCCATTTCTATACAAAATGCAAGATTGGATTGAAGCATTTCAAGTTCTTTTAACTGCTCTTGAGTCGCTCTGTTTCTTATCATGCTCTCATGTTCGTTAAAAACGATCCAATTGAGGCCTTTAGCCATTCTTGTATAATCTGCATCAGGAAATCTTGATATAGCCCTTGATAGGACATTATATTTATCTCCCGCCTCTATCCTATTTAAAATAAGTTTGTCCGTCAACCATGTTACTACTTCAGCATACAGCATAGGGTTAAGCTCCATAGCTACAAGAACCCATATATAAGGATTGCACATCGTTCTCCTATTCTCTCCTCTTCCCATAGTTTTATAAGCCCCCATCTTTTTCATCACTTTTATAAGTGATTCTTTTTCAACAGATTGGATAAAACCAGGAAATCCTGCTTCTATCGTATATCCTTGTTTTTCAAGGATATAGTATATTCGTTCAGCACTTTCTTTGTTGGACAGAATGTTTTCTATTCTCTTTTCATTCCATCCCATTTCTATCCTTTTTCTCGTATAAGCCTCTTGTAGGTCTGTTAAGGACATAAATGATGTTTTGGTGTCTTGTTTAATTATAACACCAAACAGTTCCCGATCTTTCGATACCATTGTAACATTTGTTTTCATGAAATATAACACTAAAAAAAAATATCATGATGCAAATATATGCATCATGATACATTAATAAAAGATTATAGTGTTAAATTTTACTTATAGTGTTTTTATGGACTCACATTATTCCTTCCAAATTTACTTTAATAGAACCATTTATAGTTTTAATGCTCCCATCTATGGTTGAAATCACATCATCTAAATCATTTATAATACTTTCTATGTCATCAACCACCTCCTCCATATCAGTTACAGCCTGATCTGATTCCCAATATCTTTCTGAGTCTTGTAACGATTCCGGTATATTATCTCTCGCCTCAGTCTCTTCATCTAAAATCATATCAACATCATCCTTGGCTGAATTTATGTTGTACTTCAACTCCGATAACTTTGATTTGATGTATTCAAAATCTGTTTTATACTTATTTACGTTTTTGACAACATCTGATATTTTTTTTCTTCTCTTGTTGTTCATGCCTTTATCCTATTATAATATTCGATAATCTTTTCTTTCCTATCTCCCGGTTTTACTGCCATATTCTCAGCTAAGAACCTAAAATACGACACTGGTATGTCCTTGAATCTAATTCCTTCATATTTTCCAAACCACATTATTATGCTGTCAAGATCGTCTTCTCTTCTACCATCTCCATTCACAGATTTAAGCGAGGCTGCCCGACGAAGGATCTCGTCTTTGGTAATAATATCACCCATCCTTATATTGGACAGAAGTTGATTGCCGGCAAACATACACCAGCCCTTAGAAGGAAATTGTTCGATCGTCAAGTCTTCTATCCGACCAAAACGTCTCATGTTGTCGCAGCAATCAACTATCAGCGCCTCTTTCTTATCAGGATGGATGCGGACGGCGCGGCCTAATATTTGGTAATACGTTGAATATGAGAAAGTTGGTCGACCAAACATCACACAATCAAGTTCAGGAAAATCAAATCCGGTAGCAAGCGTTGAATAATTAAAAACCACCTTCAACTTACCTTCTTTGAAATCTGATATGATTTGCTCTCTTTTCTTTTTGGTTGTTAGCGATGTTACGACACCTGTTATGGCTCCCATTTTGGCATTCATAAACTCTGATATTCTATTACATGATTCGATAGAATCCATACAAACCAAAATGGCTTTACGCTCGTTCATAAGCTGAAGAAGACGCTTGTAGATAGAGTTGTTTAAGCCATTTCGTACGATGCTTTCTTTAATAGATTCGTTGGTATATTCGGCTCCGGTACTGTTTAACATCAGAGCCGATTCATCAAACGACCATCGTTCGTACTTAAGAGGGCACCAAAATCCCTGAGAAGTTAGCTCTTGTATTTGAGTCACATGAACTATCTTCTTAAAGAAATTATGCTCGTCTTTCGTCAGCATATTAAGTTTGCTGTAGTTTCCTTCCAGCATGGAGCTGTAGGTCCGGAGGCGGCAGGGCGTGGCGGTGAAGCCCAGCACCTTCGCCTCTGGGAACCTGTTCATAAACTCCATAAATTCAGAACCTTCTTCAGGAGAATACCCGCTATGCACCTCATCTATCAATAATGTGTCTATCCCTATATCTTTCAACCTTGCTACGTCTTTCTTTATGCTTTTAAGTGTAGCATAAGTCATAGCCGATAACTCTTTTTTTTTACATGAAGCAGAATATATGGTAGGTTTAGAACCGAATGATACAGCCTTCGCATAATTCTGCTCCAGAATCTCTTTAGATGGCTGTAATACAAGGATAGGTCTTTTTAATTCATGAGCTATCTTGCTAATTATCAAAGACTTCCCCGCTGCACACGGCAAGACTTCTATGCCAGGCTTCTTAGATCTTCCTGTAAGGAACTTAAGCCCGGCATCTACTGCCTCTTTTTGGTAAGGTCTAAGTTCAAAGCCCATCGCAATCTATTTTACTGTTTTTTGAAAGTTCTATTATCGCCTCTTTCAACATCTCCCTTGCTTTATCTTCGTTATCTTCAAGCAAGCATACACTGCACGATATGCCCATACGATCCCCATAAGCCTCGGCATTACCTAATGTGAATGCGCAGCAGTAATCATAATCCATGTTTTTTGCTACGGCAATAAACTGATTATCTTCTATCAGTACAGCATATTCAGCATCAGTTTCACACATGATAATGGCTTTATCTTTTTTTATAGACAACACCTTGTTTCTGAAAAGTCCGTTATAAATCCATAGTTCTTTTCCTGTATTTTTATAAAACGCAGCTATATCTTCCTTGATTGTGACTTCTTTTTTCATGACTTACTTGTGTTTAACATCAGTAATTAAAATGTGTTTTTTAACAATATCTTCAAGACTCACAGAAGAACGTATATATAGTTTTTCTTCGTACTCATATAGAACGTACCCTTCTTTTATGTCTAATATCTTAATCACATGCTTGCCTCTTTCAAATGGATCCTCAAAGTAGTTCTTATGTTCGTATCTTTGACCTACTTTGATTTTGTCAGTTTTCTTCTTCATCTTATAACGATCTACTGCTCTACCTGTTTTTATGAAAGCTGTCGTGAGCAAGTATAATAAAACTAAATACAAAAGGATCGCTACTCCACATATTAGATCTTCTTTCATTGGACCTCTTTTAAGTAGTTAAACCATATATCCTCCAGCTTCTCCTGAAGCTCAAATGCTTTCTTGAAATTCCCGCATCTTACAGCAACATCTCTCATGTATTCTACGTTTATAACTTCCGGATCTTGCCGGTATTTTGTTCTTAACTTTTGAACGTCCTCGTATTTCATCGTTTTATCTTTTTAGACGGATCCCAATCTGAAGAGAAAGGGCATTCGTTTTTGTTATGTAATCCAAAGTCACAATAATAACACAGTGCCGACGGGCAGGGCAGCTTGTTTTGCGAAACAGGCTGGCTTAGGGTGGCACGCCGCTTGCTATACCTGGCTCCTTCTGCTCCCTGGATGTACGCTTGAAATGATTTTACACTATTATCTTCAAAATCATACATTTTAGACAAAGTGTCATTTAGCATCTCTATAGATTTTGTTTTACGTTCCTCATCCACCTTAACCTTTTGGTACTGCCTGGTCCTGGTAAAGAAATAGATGTTCATATCTGGAAGAACTCCACCATATTTTCTATAGATGTAAAATGAATATATAGGATGCTGTAAATTCGTTTCCAACTTCTTAGAATCAAAAACCTTATTACCTGATTTCCAATCTATGACATAATGGTGAACTACGTTCTTGCTTTTTATAGCCAGATGAAGGTCTACCGATCCTACTATGTACACATGAGTATGAATTACTCCATTTATGTTAACAGGCTTAGGAAGACGGTACGGCAGCACAAAATCTTCTTCGACTCCAACTATAGCGCCGTGTCTGATAAGTTTCTCGCAGGGATTAAGATCACTATCAGCTATCATAAACCTATTGCCGTCTTTTTTGAACAGATCCACAATCCAAGCAAGAAGCTCTCCAGATTGCTTCATGGCTATCATCATATTTTCCGGTGATTGCCAAGGTATGTCTTCTTGGTAAGCATAGTAACTTATAGCTTCCCCCAGGTCTTTGCCAGAAGGCTGTCTTCCGTTCTTGAAGAAGTATTCCAGTGTCTTATGAATAACCGTACCATAAGACGTAGCTTCTTGTTTTTCCGTAGACCTTTTGCCCTCCACGTAAGTCTTATACCATTTCATTGGACAAGTAAGAAACGTATCTATCTGGGAATAAGATATGGCAAGACGTTTCACGCCATTAAACTCCTTATATAGCAAATGCGTTTCCGGGACCATCATAAGTCATTGTCTTTAAATCCTTCCGGGTAATATACGACATACTTCTTACCGTCCTCCGGCGTCATGGCAAACTGCATGTAGTTATTACGATTACGATGCTTGCCATCTAATCCTCGTTTCCAATACAGGATACCGTCTATATCCACATAAGACCGTCCGCGTTCGGCTCTAACCACGTCCGTGTGTAGCAGATACCCGTCGGAAGACACGATCCACACTTTATCCCCTTTGTTTAAATAAGATATTCTTTTTCTTACAACAACCTTTTTCTTATTATCCAATACAAATTCCTCGTCAGTCATACTCTTCATCCTCCTCTTCTTCTGTTTCAAAATCAATTCCATAACACTGATCATAATGCTTGGTCAGTTCTTCTGGTTCTAAATCTTGTCCAAAATCCATGTTAAAAATATCGTAATTAGTAAAGCACTTAAAATCACTGTTCCCGCAGGCAGGAAATCTATGAATGCTGCTTTTATTTCTTCAATTAGGCCCAAGTGTAACCTTGGGCCATTGTATTTATTTTTTGTCATCTCCTTTTAATTTCTTTAAAGTATCTGCAATCGGAAGCTGATCAATGACTCCCAATGCCGGAGCGACGGTCTTGACAACATTGTTAAGGAAATTACCGGTACTGTTCTGACCGCCGTCAAATACCGTGATATTTCCGAGATTAATGTGCTCAAATGCTTTAACCTGTTCTCCAGCAATTTCTTTCCACTGATTAACCATCTTGTACTGGATGGCGATCTGAGGATTGGATTCTGCTGCTTCCACCATAGCCTTAAATCCGTCGGCTTCTGCCATTAACGACTTTTTCTTACCTTCGGCTTCTGCCTCCAGCTTCATCTGAATAGCTTTTGCCTCTGCCTCAGCTTTTGCCAAATGTGCTGATGCCTCAGCCTCAGCCCGGCGTTTGATCTTCTCGGCCTCGGCATCAGCTTGCAAGATAGCCTCTTCCTTCTGGGTTTCAGCCGGCACAATCTTTTCAGCCTTAAGCGCAGCCTGAACTTTCTTAGCCTTAGCTTCTTCCACTTCTTTGTCTGCAAGCTCTTTTGCTGTTTTTACAGCCGCTTCCGATTTAACTTTTTCTTCTCCGGCCTTCTTTTCTGATTGAGCTTTGATAATCTGCAATTCTGATACTGACACAGCAACCTCCTTCTGGGCATTGTTGTATCCTATAGACGCATTTTTCTCAGCCTCAGCCTTCTTAATCTGAGCTTCAGAGTTTTGTATTGCTATAGCTGCTTCCTTGTCAGCTTCAGCCTTGTTCTTTCCGACTTCTTCCATCCTTTCAGCCTCGGCTTTATTTACTTCAAGTTCTGCCTTAGATCTTACGATCGCCGATTCCTTGTCGGTTAAAGTTTTTGCGATAACCGCAGCCCTATCTCTATCTGCTTGAGCTACACCAATCTGTTTTTCTTTATCGGTTAAAGCCAAAGCTATTTCTTTTTCTTTCTTCGTTTCAGCTACTATTGTTTCCTTTTCTTTTTCAGTACAAGCAATTTGAATCTCTTGTTCTTTTTTGGTATTAGCCACAGCCGTTTCTTTCTCCTTCTGCTGTACAGCAATCTTAATAGCCCCCAGCTTCTCCTGTTCTTCGATATTAGCCTGTGCTTCGTTCAGAGCCCTACTTTCAGCCTCCTTACCAAGGTTCATAATATAACCGGCTTCGTCTCTAATGTCACTGATGTTGATGTTCAGGAGGTAAAGACCTAACTTGTTAAGCTCGTTATCAATGTTCTTTCTTGCCTTATCCAAAAACTCATCCCTGTCAGAATTAAGTTTTTCGATTGTCATTTCAGCAATAATCAAACGCATCTGACCGTAAACGATGTCCGTAATAAGATTTTCAGTAGATTCGGTATCCATTCCCAAAAGTCTTTCTGCCGCATTTTGCATGATCTCTGGATTTGTACTGATAGCTACTGTAATAGTCGTAGGAACATCTACTCTAATATTCTGAGATGACAAAGCACCGGTAAGCTTGCAATCTATTTGCATAGGCTCCATTGACAAAACATCATAGCTTTGAATAATAGGCAAGACAAATGCCGCTCCACCATGATATAATTTCGCCGATTTCTTTTCCCCACCTGTCTTACCATAAACGACCAAGACCTGATTAGGCTTACATCTACGATACCTTGATAAGACTCCGATGATTGTCAAAATAATCACTACAGCTAAGATAGCTGACACGTACATGATTGTTGTCATAACTTTTAAAATTTAATTGTTGATAAAAAAAATTAGATACTTAATTCTCCTTCTTCGTATTTTATATTCGCCTTGTCACCGTTTTTGTAAGTTTTTCCAGACAAGCATCTTACTCTCATTTGCTCCTGTCTTCCATTTTTCGAAATATTTACCATATAATGATTCTTCCCTGATCTAAATACTATCTCCACCTCTCTGCCATTCAAATCTTCCGGACATTCGTACACCATTTCTTGTTTTAACTTAAGAAGTAACTTATATACGTAAAACAAAACGATAAAGAAAAATGACCCTATTACGATCCCTACTAAATGGGAACCCGAAAAGTACGTAGTCCAGCTATATCCAAGAATAAAATGTGTTATGCCTTTGAATGATATGATGTCCGACAAAGACATGCTTAAATCAGAAGCGTTATCAATGTCAATATCCGTATCCAGATCAGATCCTAATATCGACAATAAAAACTGTATAACAAAAGCAAATGACGCTATTAAAGCCATGCATAAAATTATATCATTTCCCATATCCTTCTGTTATTATTTTGTAAACAAGATCAGTCATATCTTTGATGGATTCTGTATCATAATCAATAATAACGATATTGAATTTTTGTTCCACCATCGTATCAAGCTCAATTCGATCAATAGAATCTAATCCAAGTTCTTTAAACGACACATCTTCTTCATGAACTATATCCATTTCCGAATTAAGAAACTGAGTAATAATTATATCCTCTATTATCTTTCTAATTCTTACTTTTTCCATTGCTTTCTAATTTTGTTAAATAAATACGTTTTTATGTTTTTCAACCTCTCTTTGTCTGTTTCCGAACTTCCGGTAAACAAATAATCCGGATTGCCTTTAGCCGGCGGCGTAGGCAATTTAGATACGGCAAACAACCAATCCATTTCCTTATTCTTCTTAGGCTCCAAATAAGGCTCGGTAGCGATCTTAAATTTTTCAGCTATTAGGTCAAAGAGCTTTGAGTTTTTAAGGTTCATATGGACTGAAAAAGCCTGAGAAGGCGGTTTCCATATGAAGTTACATAAGCTCATTGTGTAATCTCCTGACTCTGCTATATAAGATTCCGTTACTTGAAGTATGACCTCTTTCTTAAATGAAGTATTACCCATAAACCAACACAATCTGGATTCCGCTTCTTTTCTGCTGACACCTATGTCTTTTGAATATGATTCGTACATTCCTATCATAATCTTCAACGTTTCCAGAACCTCGTCCGTCATTTCCGGTGTCTCTATATAATTCACAAAAGACGTTCCTTTGTTGGTTAATCTCATCACGCCTGATTTTAATTTCTCAACCAGGCCAAGCTCTATATATCTTCCAGCGTCTTCTTCCGGTATGGCTTCGATCATAACCGCATCCTTCTGTCTTATGGCAAGAAGATTAGCGAGATCATTAGGAGTCATGTCTGATGCTGTAAGTTGTCTGAAATTGATGTACATTCCTAATCAGCTTTAATGAAAATAACATCTCTATTATCCTCCCTCTCCGCGTGACTACACGGACCTGCAATCACATCCACTGCCCCGCATGTAAAGTAATTGAATATACATCCTTCACATCCTGCATTTGGCGCCGTAGGTTCCACACATTTTAATCTCACAAGTCCGGCATCAAACACTTCTCCTACTTTAAATTCCTTCTTTTCCATATTTCCTCCTTGTTTTTAACTGTTGTACCCTTCTTTGATAATCGAATTTCTACCGGTAGATACCGACTGTCGAAGATCGTCATGTACAGAATCTACCGTAGAATACTTGTTTCTGGTTGTAAAAATCACTTCCAGCATCTCCTTGTAATCACCTAAAGCTACTTCGTATCTCGGATCCACTTTGGCTTTTCTTTCAGCCTCGGCATTACTTTTAGCCAGCTCTCGGTCGAGAAGGTCTTCTTTGATCCGGTCAGCAATCATATCAAGTTCTTTTTTAATAACTTCTCCTGCTGCCCGAAGTTGACCTTCTACGTCACCAAGCTGGTCTTGGACGGTACCTATTTCTTTCTTTAGACGATCGTATTCGTTAATCATACCCATATCACCTGCATAACCAGAAAAGTCTTTGATTATTCTGGTCCCTTCTTTAAGAAGCTCAATGACTCGTCTTTTGCGTTCTCTGCTTATTAAAGACGGAAGACGATAATTCATATCCGCTACTGCTTTATCATGTATGGAGTTGATTAAAAACATCTCTCTTTCATCCCCTGCGAACTCAGTAAGAACCAAAAGGAACTTACTTATCAGGTATTCGTTTTCTTCTACGGTAAGTCTCATACGTTTCTTTTTTTTAATATACTGACTGTTCTTCCTTTACCTCTTGTTCTTGATCTTGATTGTTCGTAACGTCTTCCACAGTATAGAGCTTGGGCGGCGTCGGCGGCTGGTTGGGGTTCACGAACTTCGTCCCTCCCTCCCCGTACATCCATCCATGCCCCGGCAGGATCTCTGGGTGGATTGTATTAGTAAGCTCTTCCATACTAACTTGCCTTACCTTCAGTATATGATGAAACACCAGTCCGGCTGTCCTGAATGATGTTTTGTTTTCAGTTTTAAACCGGTCAAGAGTCTGATACCAATCTTTTCCAAATATCATATACTTATCCAGCCCGTATCTGCGAGGATTATGCAAGCCTATCATTAACGTACATAGTTGTCCCAACGTATCAGATTGGTAAAAATCAGAAAGACGCGGAGGCTGCTCTTGGGGACTTTTTATCCGTCCTTCTATTTCTCTGTTGAATTGGGATATAATGAGAAAAAATATGTTTTTATACACTAATTTGGCTTCATTCATTACCGCCACCAAATCATCTATAGCCGACTTAGGATCCAATCCCATTCTTTTTATCAAAGCAATATGATCGACTTTAAATATTATAAGACGTTTGTCCTTGTGTCTGGTAGCTATATGATACACAGCCGCCTCAAATTCTTTTACCGTACATGGAGCATCAATGTATATTATATTATTTCTGATTTCACCCTGAAGGATTTCAAACATCCTCATCTCTTCTACTGTATTAGAATCTTGCCTTCTTAATATTTCAGGAGCCCGCTTTTTCATATCCTGGCTCATCCTGCGAAGAAGAAGATCTTGAGGATTCATTTCGAACTCGCAATTGACAAGAAAATAATCTTCTGCTTGCGGGTTGATCATCGGATTCATCACATTTTCCAATATCTTTTGGGCCACATACGATTTACCCACAGATGGCCGAGCTCCTATGGCAATAGCATGCTGAGGGAAAATACCTCCAAGCAAAGCCTCATCAATATAATCGTATCCGGTTTTAGCGGGGATAAGCTCTCCCCGCCTGTATTTTAAGATATTCTCATACGCCTCCTCCATAACCTGTTTAGAGGTTTTGAATATCCTTCTTATATCTATCCTATTTGCTATCTCCTCTTGCATTTTTGTCACCTTTCGTATCCGATTTGGATCCCCTATTAGCTTTTACTGATTTATACCTAAGACCGTTCTTGGTATGAGAACAATCCTTGCCTTTCCTCCAGCTTTTGCCCTTCTTCTTGTCCGTTTCGTAGTTTTTACGACCAAGCTCCCGGCGTTTGGCTTTCTGTTCCGGTCTGGCATTTATCTCCTTGTCCTTTTTAGCCTTTTTCTTCCTGGCTTCGGGATGAGTCCTGTAGTACTCTGTCGATCTACCCATGTGCTTATGTTTTTTTTGATTAATAATAGCACAAAGATAGGCAATTCGCGCCCTATTTCAATCTGCCGTAACTCATATCAGGATCACACCAGACATACCCGTCTTTCTCATCATGAAGATACTCAGGGCATCCTCTGCATGCGCTACTGCCTGACACTATTTGGTTGTTCTTATTAGGGCACTTATCTCCAGGCTTATGCCATTCTATTCTCGAACCTGATCGTTCTTTGTTTACATGACAGAACTGAAAGACTTTTCCCATCGTCTTCTCGCCGAACATACCTATATGTGTGTATTCTTCCGGTATAGATAGAAATTCGGATAAATCTTTATACATCCTTTCCCGTTCCTCCGGCGTAGACCATAGTCTATCAAGTTCGGCATGGACTCTTATCTTAAGAGACCTCAGTGATGGCCCCGCAAGCCGGCCTTTAGCTTTTCCCTTATTCGGCCCTGATTCATGAACACCGACATAAGCATTGCATGGTTTACACATCATAACCATCCCTAAGCCTTTTCTGCTATATATTTTATCGGCATTGACCAACTCGGTTTCTCTTCCGCAATAAGGGCAAATTTCGCCTCTTAAAATCCGTTGTTGCCGCACATTGAGTTCCATACTCTATCCTTTTGTTTCTCTTTAAACTTTTCATACAAACTGCTTTCAGTTTCCATTTCCGAGATCTCCACCTCTACGTCCTCTCTTTTGAAAATTACTTTCTTGGCTGTAGGATACGCACATTTAGAGATACGAATAGCATTACGAATAGCGTAAACAAAATACGTTTCTGGTGATGATTCGATCACCACTACCTCGTTTAAAGTGTTTTTATAATTTTCCATGTTGTTATCTACTTGCTTCAATTACACACCCTGGATTATCTTCACATGCCTCTTTGTATTCGATAAGAAACTTAAGAAATGAATCATAAGACCCCCATCCGTTTTCTGGTTCGTATCTCAAAAGACTCTTTCTCTTGGAGATCATAATATATATACCTTTTGTGAGTATCTTCGCCATCTCTTTGGTATCTATTTCCCTACCCAATTCTTCCGGTCTCCAAACATAATCGTATAGTGTTTCTTTGTTTTCTGATACGAATATTTTTTGTGCCATCTTGTTCATGTTGTGGGTGATGTTTGCAACCCATTTACGATCCTCTTCTTTCTTCTTGCTCTTAATATAAACGTCCAGGCTCATAATATTTCTCTTTTACTTTGTTATTAATTATCAAATCTGCCACATCATCTCCGTCCCCTACATTCTCAACACTCTGAAGATAGTCCGATACTTTTATCCTTGACTTCATCATCATCCCATCTATCTTTTTACTCCATGTGTCAAATGCTTGTCCTTTGTCCGGAAAAGCTACAGTCTTTCTATCTTTTAAAACATCTATCACTTCCGGTCTTAAGTTCTGCAACCCACCGGTAGCTACAAACAACTCATCTGGTTTATTCACGGCGCATATAATAGCCGTCTTTTCTGACTCCACCAAATTAACTACCTTATCTGGATACTGGCTTAGAAGATGTTCTCCAAACAGGCATTGTCTAAACAAGAAGTCTCTTGCATGCAACGAGTGATAAAACATGACATGAGGTCGCTCATTGTCACCGTCTTTTTCCTTCACTCTTTTTACATCAATCTCATTCCCCTGGCTGTCGGTCTTTATATAAAAGTCCATGATCTTGCCGGTTCTACATACAAAATCTTTGTCTATCTGCCAGAATATACAACACCCTTTCCATCCCCATAAGTCCATTGTTCCAACATGATACCTTCTAAATACGTCAGATACCCTTTCTTTTCCCCATAGAGACGATAAAAATCTAAATACGGTGTTTCTATCGTCTGGAACTACAGTCCTCTCAAACTCGCTAAAAGGTATGTAATTTACAACGTCAGGATTTACAGGAGGACGATAAGCTCTTATGCACTTATTTCCCGAAATCCAAAGATCTTTGTCACCTACATCCTTGCCGGTAGGTCGTTTATCATAACCGCAAGTTCGTTCATGATCGCATCTTCCAAACTCATTGCCAACGACCTGACCGGTCGCCACATCAATATAAGGGGTAAGGCACCGGCTTTTCCCGCAAGCCGGGCAGGTTAGCTTCAGTCGGCTCCTGCCAGGCCTGCGGTCAAGTTGAAACCGAGGTACGTTTTCGTATTTTCTAAAATCAAGCATTTTTAATTCCTCTCATTGCTTCTATGATTCTATCTGCTATAGTTATAGACCATGACACCACATCCGGTACATATACTCCGCAATCTATTTCACCTTTTCTATTTTGTGCTTTAATAAACTCAATAGAATAAGCCTTAACAAGATCGAATCTACGTTGCTCCCAGTCTACATCTTTGTTTTCATCATCCACAGGAAGGGTATCGAGATAAAAATTTAAACTCTCACTTATCACACTCCCATTATTACCATAGAACTGTATTCTGTCATGGTCGCTTCTTGTAGTTGAGCTACTAAAGGTGATTACGTCTATTATCTCTCCTGTTTTTCTAATTTTTCTCTTCATACTCTTCTTGTATTTCTGACCAGTATAGGCATTATTGTTTCAACGGTCTTGCCATATTTCTTATGAGATGCAAGTACGCATATTGCATATTTATCTCCTATTCTCAAATCTTTCGATAATCTTAATCTCGAACCCCTTTCGATATTAATAAAATAATCACCAAAAGGATTGATATGTATCGGTTTTACGATTTCCACATAATCTCCTTTAGGAATAACAATATCGCTCATATTACGAATCTTTTAGACATTTCCTCTGCAATATCATATACAACCGTATGATCTTCTTCATTGTACGGCTTATTGATATTCAACACTCCTTTTCTCACTTTGAACTTCTTATCTTTTCTAAGGTGATTCAACATACCTTGTTGGAACACACAGTCCGCCTTTTCAAGTGCCACACTGTTTTCTGTCCATTCTTTCAGCGTATATCCTTTACTGCTCGTGCTTTTTGGAGAAAAGTTCATAATACGTGCATCAATGCCATACCATGCTTTAACCATTCTTCTTTCAGCTTCCAATTGGAATGCATATGATTCCCATATTCCTCCCGATTTAAAGTCAAGAATGACCACTTCTTCTTTTTCCACTTCTCTTACTTCCTTCTTCGGATCACCTTTTTTGAACTGTCCGGTAGCCCTTTGATATACGGCTCCAAAATAACCTTCTTCTTTGTATTTGAATGTCATTTTAACCATCGCATCAATAGGTGTTGCTACAAGGTAATCCTCTAAAGAAAGGATTCTTTCTATCATCATCGGTTTCACCTTGTAATCAGAACAGAATTTGGCAAACTTCATGACCCTGACAATCATATCGTCAAGATCATCTATGCTATTAAAGAACCGATCAAGATTTTTCTTAGATATCTTCAGCTTGCCTTCTTGCACTGTCTTAACTACAAAGCTTCGATTTAAGACCATATCTCTACCTGTTAGGTACAATCCGTATAAGTAGTGCATGATCGTTCCCTTATCGGCTTCATACTGCGCTACCTCTTCTGGATTGCGACCAAGCATCTTCATCTCTTGCTTCCATTCCTGAAGTGCTGTCTTATCATCTACATACCCATCTTTGATTAAAGTTGTTACCGAAGCATATATCTTAGCCGTCCCATCATCCATCTTTCTTACATAAAAACGATTATCGTCTAATGTCAATCTTACGAATTTGGGTGTCTCAATCTTCTTCAACTCATCACAGATATAAAACGGCTCTAACGTTTCCTGGTTTTCTGTAAACGGATTCGAGTCTTCTTCTCCAGGGTTAGGAGCGGCTTCCTCCGCCGGAGCTTCCGGTTCCTCTCCCTGGACCGGCTCTGGCTCAGGCGCCGGCTCTTCAACTACTGGAACCTGTCCGCCTCTTTCTGCTATGTCTCTGTTCTTTATTAAAGACATAACCTCCTTCTTCAACTGCTCTGGTGTTTGGTTAGGATCTGATACTGACATCACAACGTCGTTCATTCTAAACAACGTATTTCCTTCTCCTTCCACCATAGGTACAAACCCTAAATCTATTAATATTTTAATCTTTTCTTCTATCATACCTATCAATTATTTCAATAATCAACCTACCTCTTTCCTTGATCATTCCTCTGCTTTCCATATCCAGTACCTTCTTTACCGCATACTTCCACACAAAAGGAAATTCTGTTTCAAGTTTATCAAATTCCATCCGGTCAAGATACATGTCGAATACCGTATGCTCCGATTCATGAAGGAAAACTATATTATCCCTGCAAGTAGCAACCGACTTATATATCCTTTTCGGAAGTATGTGACAGACGTTACATACTGTAGGAAAATGAATAGCCTTACCGGTCATAGACATCCGACTATTATTTAACTCTTCCAGCATAAGACGAAAAAACCCGGATAAATCCGGGTTCTCTAACTTTTTCTTCTTGCTGCTGCTTTTAATGGATGTAATTCTGTCTTTTTTCTTCGGAGTCAACTCTTTGCTCCTGCAAGCCTGGCATAAGCCATGACTTCTTATCATCACTTTTCGTCCGCATCTTTCGCAGACGTACAATTTCTTTTCCACTCTTTATATTTCAATACAAGTGATATAATTGAAAAGGATCCTGCCGTTAAAGATAACGTATATGGTAAGTTCATTAACCATCTCGGTACTTCTTCGGTCTTAATCACTATCAGCAAAGTAGCACCTGCTACTACCAATAATACAATTGCCGTCGCAAGTGCTACACGGGAAACAACATCACTCATCAGTTTTCTTTTCTCCCAATTTTTCTACACCTTTTTGCAGATCGTATTTAAATACTTCAATGATTTTCGTTTCTGCAATAGACTCGCAATTCCAGTCGCCCAACGTACCTTGCATCCCCTTAGTCAACACAGCTTCGGCGTCTTTAGGATTGCCGGCCTGGACATACATATAGCATGGCGTTTTCTTTTCTTTACCTTTCTTTTCATCCAGTGTAATGTAATTCACCTTACACTTATACCAGTACTCAGCTTCTCCGTTGAAGAAGATTTCCGACACTTTAATAGGGTTAATTTTTACAACCTCGAAAGAATTGTACAAATCTTTAAAGATCTCCAACGATCTTGATTCTGCCTCTGTATAAGACAAGGCATCTACCAAATACTTTTCAGTTACTTTCTTTTTTTTGCCGTTCTCGATATTATCAATCTCGGCTTTTACCGTAATTTCAAACCAGCGATTCATTGTATTAATATTTAATTAGTTGATTTCTTTCCTTTCTCTATACTGTTTTTAAATCTTTCAGAACACCACTGCAAAACGTCCATCATCATCATCTCATTGTTGGATAAGATACCTTTTATAACTAACGCCAATTGATGCTGTGACATTCTTTGACTCATATCAAATCTTCTTTCCTCTTCATTTACTATCGTAGCCACGAAATACTTACACCCCTCTAAGTGCGTCAGGGCTTCAATCATAGCTTCTTTTATCTCTTTTTCTTCCATTCTGTTTGTTTTTTTTTGGACAAAGATATGTCTTTTGATAATAAAAAAGATTCAAAATGATTTAATTTAGCTTAATTACTGCTCTTTTGATTCGTCCGGTATAGGCATGTCAAACTTTTTTCTGATAAACGACTCTGTTTCTTCATTGAATGGATAGGCCTCCTTAATAAAATTCATAGCTACCTCCATATCACCGTCTGCTATATCTTTATACCTTTCAAAGATACCAACCAGGTCATTGTTATATGAACGCTCTTGTTTTATGTTGTACACGTATTTCAACACCCTGTCTTTAATTTCATTGGCTTTTTTCACAGTATCATTGAAGGAATTTATACTTTCCAATTCTGGATCTTTGTTTTCCTTGTTTACCTTATCAAACTCTTCCTTGCTATATCCTGCTTCTCCTGTAATGGCTGGGCAAACACTTCCATTTATGATCCAAAACTGTTCATACGATCCTATCAGAAACTTTGATTCCATTTTAAATGCATTATATTTAACAAGCAAATTAGCCACCTCAGTTGCACCTTCTACGGTTCTAAAACCGATGCCGATATCTTTTAACATAAATACCGGAACTCCAGTTCTTGGATACACGACTTCTTTTTTGTTCTTTATATTCCAGTTTTTAGCTTCAATTGGAATACCTTTACCAGCAAGCTCTTTGTCTATATACAGATATATCTCTTTGCATGTCAATGACACAATCTCATCTCTGCTTAAATCAAAAACTGTTTTCATTTCTTTTTATTTATTAAATTAAACAACTTACTTCTTTGTTCAGGCTCCGTATATTCCACCCATATATCGGCCGCCACATTTCTAAGAAATTCCATAAAGTCTTGATGATCTCTGTATTCAGTAGAATCAACTTTTCTCACAAAACTTAGAATTTCCTTTAACATCTTATTGTTTTCTTCAAGAAGTTCTCTGTCGGTCATAACCTTTCATATTTTCTTCTTAAGTCTTTACCTGCCCAGATATCATGATCTTTTTCTTGTTCTTGATAAATCTTTGCTGCTTTTTCAATATCTTCTCTTTTCATAATTTTATACTTTAATCTAACCTCCAATAAAATCATCGGGAGTTATATATCCTACTGATTCCATACGGTCTATAATCTCATTCGCATTCATTTCTGAACCGTTCCATTCAAGTATGATTTCATTTCCTGAAGCCATGCTCAAATTAGGCTCATTATCTCTAAATCCTGAGAAAGCAAGATGTTCCCAAATGGATTGCAGTGCAAGGTCCGCTTCGTTTTGTTTGTTTTCTGCTTTCTTTATGGCATTTCTTAATTTTTTATTCATTATCACCCCCTTTCTTCTTCGCATGGGAGCAAGTCCTCGATGTATGCCCAGCGCATATAATGATCCTTTTCTGAAAGTTCTTCCCATGGCTTGCTCTTGGTTGAATAGACCAAATCATAAGCACCGTCAATATCCTCCACAATGAGCAGCTTCCCTTTGTCTGGCTTTTCTCTTGCATCGTGCCACACGCTGTTAATGCGCCATTCTGCACCAGCTTTAAAAAGAGGAACAGCATATTCTATATCTTGTTTCATGTCTTATTATTGTTTAATTAATTTAAATATTTTTAGTTTTGAAATTATTTAATATGCTTATCGGCTGGATTGATTATCAATCCATCGTCACATGAAGGGAATGATATGTTAGATTCTCCATTATCAAGATTAGTCAGTTTAACCGTTCCAGCATATTCATCATCCACAAAAAACAATTGACCCGAAAAAACCACAAACCTGCATTGATATGCATTCATCATTGCTCCAAGTTGTCTAATCTTAGTTTTAATCTCTAAAAGTTGAGCGTTGTTGATTATATTCTTATTCATATTTTATTAAAGTTTATCTATTATTTTGTTACCCATTTCCTGCCATTCATCACTCACGCTTATAACCAATCCTATGACAGTGAATGATAATAACAACGTAAAAATAAGCCATAACAGAAAGCAGATAAAAACACATACATACCTCATGATTTTTTAGTTGTTAGATAAAAGCAAAATCGGTTCATTTGACTCCGCAATTGCTTTTATTTGTTCTGGATTGATAAAACTCTTGACTTGTTCACTTATCTCACAAATAGATTTGATCATATCAACGAATAATTTTGAGGTGCATTCGTTGCATTCCACTTCCATTACCGGCTTATATCGATTGTATGATATGCATGTTACATAATTCAGCCAGTGCGCATAAGTTCCTTTTTCTGTATTTACCCTGCCGTATTCTACTTTTGTCTCTCCATTACCATATTCAATTACTCTTTTTAGAAATGGTTTTGCATAAACACTAAAACCGAAAGGTTGGGTGTTTAAGGCATCTAAACGGGAAGTTCCATCCCTCCATTTTCCATTCTCATCATTTCCTGTCCATTCCTTAGAGGGGTTAGGGACAATATTTCCGTTTTTGTCATAGGAAAACATGCAATTCGTTTCCAGTTGATACTTAATAACAGGCACTTCTTCTACTATTTTATAACTTAAACATCTCTTCAGAACTTCCCTGATTTGACTTTCCAAATCAGAAAGTGCTATACTATTGAAATATCCTTCGTTGCCTAATCTGTTTGTAGGTAATTTGATCCCATAAGAATGAATCTTATCCACATCTTCTTTTGACAAGGTAGTGGTAAACACTCCTTCTTTGGTGACATTCACTTTAACAGTTACGGACAAACTGTTATTAGCGTTCTTTTCCGTTATATTTAGTGTTGTTAATGCTGCCATAATCAGATCTTTTTAAAATCAATTCGAATAAATATAATACATTCCTGCTTCATATACCCTATGTACATCAGGGTCATTCTTGTCTTCCGGTTCCAATTCACTCTCTTCAAGAGTATAATCCCATTCAGAGTTGTAGTACATATTCTCATTTGTTTTCTCCAAGGAGCAATCTTTCATCAAATTCAGATATTCTCCCCAAACTGCAACTTCCTGCTGTTGCTCTTCTTCTGTCATAAGAGATATTTTGTCTTTCAATTCTTTCCAGGTCATAGCTTGATTTATAAAAGGTGATTACTAATTTATTCCACATCAAAAAGTTGATCCAATATCAATAATTCTGCATTCATATCTTCATCTTTTTGGAAACGAACTTTTATGTTCCCGAACTTAGATGTCTTAAACAAGATGTAGGGGTTCATATCCTCGGCAGTTACCGGCTTATATTCCTTAACCTCCGACATCTTGAGATACCAGTCACCTATTTTCACAAATCCGGAGAAGACAGAACATAGATGCGCTTTCACGGACAGTATTTCCCTTTTATCTTTAAATGGTATAATTTCCTCCTTCCCTCTTATCCTGATTGATAGGAAAGGACGAATGTTATCTGTTTCATTTTGAAACTTAAAGCCTGTTATAGCTTGCTTGGGAATCCTTCTCCCCATTAATATAAAATAGCTCATTGTTATAAGTGATTTTGTTTTATATCAGGTAAGTAATTTGTAATAACATCAAGTGATATCCATAACTCTGGCTCTATGCTGTTTTTTATTCTATCACTGAAAAGAGAATTATCATCACAATCACAATGAGAGATTGTGATATAACAATCTTGATAATCCCACCAATGAGCCGATTTAAAATCGTCTCCTCCATTCCAAAACCCTATTCTTATACCTCTTGGGTTGAAATCTTCATCTATCCAACTTGGGTGATAAGCCAACACTTCTTCTCCCTCTGAAGGTTTTTCCTCTTTGAATTTCTTCCAGTTCATCTCACCTTTAATTAATTAGACACAAATATACAAGTTTTACTAAGATGCCCTTCTGTCATCTCTTTGACATACTCCCACACCTAAAGTTCGCGGTAGTATGTCAATCTATTGATTTCTTCCTAATCTTTTTAATCTTTGTTGGTCTTGACAATCGATAATCCTTTTCTATCGGCCTATCGAATACGTCATTCCTATATCCTTTATATCCTTTCTCGTAAATACTAACCCTTGCACAAAACTCAACCACATCGCCTGGTAATAAATCGGCGCTTTCGAATCCTTTTGTCAAATCAAACCACAAATGATCTGTTACTATTTTGCCATCGAGTAACACGTCTTGTAAAAGTATTGTCTTTACAGGTCCTTTATACCCATCCCTGAATCAAAAACGAATGAATGTCGCTGTAAATACGTGCCGATCTCTTGATCCTATTATTTTCAGTTCTTTTCTCATTCTCTTTCATTTATTTGTTTCACTTATGAAATTGACAACATCCTTTAGATATCCTTCTGTCATCTCTATGAAATTCACACAATCTAATTTGCTTAACTTGTAAATCAATGCCGGATTGTGTACTATGGCTATAATTTGCGTTTGTAGTTTATGGAATGACAATACATTATAAATTTGCATTATATTGTCAATGTCAAGATTCCTGTCTGGCTCATCCATGAGAACCGTGTATTCAAAACTGCTTTCTGCTAATGTTATGCGGTTTCTTTTATAATACTTCAACAGACTATCAATCCTTTTAATCCAAAACGCATTTGATTTTTTCTTGTATTCTACAAGATCTTGTATTGGAAACGTATAATCCTTTTGACCGAACATTAAATTGAAAAGTGATTCCAATGATAACACCACTTTCTCTCCATAAGATCTTCGAATATTATTCACATACAAATCTAAGTTGCTGATGTTTTTCAATACGCTATCTCGATTTATCTCCGCCGATGGCAATAAACGGAATACTTTCCCTGCATAATCGGATGATATGTCAATCCCATCAAGAACCTTGTCATCATCATCATCATCAAATATAGGTGGAAAATCCAGTGCCTCGATCGGTATTTCAGAGCACATGGATTTCTCACATAACGCATACATTGATATGATGTTAAGCAAGGTTGATTTTCCACTACCGTTTTTACCTACAATCACATTCACTCCTGGCTTGAAAATAAATTCTCTGCCATTTTCAAACGCTTCTATGTCAGAAACATATTCAAATGGAGTTTTCGTATTGTCTTTTATTTTTACTGATGTTATCATTGTAATCCTTTTTAAAAATCAATTACCGTCCGAACCATGTCTCCGATGTGCTTGTTGCCAGTGCCCGTGAGGCCACTGGAGAAGACCACGTACCACGCGACGGCCTGGCTGCTCTCAGTACTGGACCAATACCACGTCGAGGAGAGGGGAGATGCCGAAACATAAGTGAATGCTTTGTTTAGTTCGTCCATATTATGGGCCATTAAATTTAATTGACCAAGAGATGGTATATACTCGCCATCTTCCAGCAGATTTCTCAATTTTGGATTTCTGGCTACAAGGCGTTCCGTATTGCCGCGTCCGTCAATGTCAAACAGCGCATCACATTCACGTTCATAATATGTCCCACTTCCGGATTCTTCACGGCTATCATCGTCAAGCAATTGTACGATATCATGCTCCGTCAGTGAGATTGCAAATGACATGTATCTGTGCTTCAACCCGATGTATCGTACACAATCTTTGGAGTTATCGCCGGTAAACGGCTCTGCATGTCCGTCTTTGTAGATTATATACAGTCCGTCAGTTGACTCTTTCTTATCCTCTTCGGATGGTACTCTGTTTTCACATGTACATTTCTCACTTTTGGATCTTACGATTATATTCAACTCATTTAATACATGATCCCTGATGACGCTCTCGCACGCTTTTCTTACAAAATCATGATCTCTTCGTTTGAGTTCATCATTCACCATGCATCTGATCCAGTTTTCTATCTGGTTGTCACCTCCATATGTATTAACCATGTACCGTTTTACGTGTTTCTCCAATAACGGCTCTATGTTTTTGATTATATCTTCTTTGGTAAGGTGAAGTTCATTTAATATACAGTTCCTTACTGCCTTGCATTCTTTACTTGTGCTCATGATATGCCCATTTAATACTGTGAATCATATTTTCTTTCTCTCCCGCTGTCTTCCCCTATAGGATTATCCCATCCGTATTTTACAGCCGTAGCTTTAAATAGAGGTAGCCCGTAAAATCCATAATCATCCTCATCCCAGTCTTCAAGACCTTCTTCCAGGATGTAGTTCCACATCATCACACATTCAAACATTAAACTGGCTGATATCCCTCTCTGATTTAATGCCTTTTCAAAACCGAATCTTACATCTTCTTCAAGCTGTTTCAAAACATTCTCCCTGGTAAATTCAACTACAGTACTGTTCCACCTTTCTTCGTTATTGTATTCTTCGTTCGGCTCCATACCGAAATCCTTTATCATGTTATATGGGATAAATTTAGCCAGTCTGTTAAAATCTCTACCGTCTAAACATTTTGATGCTAATTCTTTAAGTTGTTCTAATGTTTTCATAAGCAATTTTGTTTTATAGGTTAATCCCATCCTCCAGTAGTGTACAAAGATACATCTTCCTCCTCTACGTTTACACCTTTAATAGCCTGTAGAAGTTTTTTCTTTGTCTCCCGGCACATATTGTAACCATATCCTTTATACCGATATGAGCGCTCCCATGTACTTACTGGAAAAGGGATATTTTCGTCAATAACCAGCCTCTTCATATGAAGATGTTCGAAGAATTTCTCATGATAGAGTAGTTTGTACTCGTATGCTACTATACTTGCAGATGAGAATGGAAAATAATCATCTTCTTTTTCTTCGTATTTGGGCTCCTTATAGTAAGCCATTTTTGTCACAGTAAAATCGAAGCTCCTAAGAATCTCTTTCGGCTTTCCAAACTCTGACTCTATGAACTCTATCCATACCTTTTCTCCCTCTTTCTGGAACGCACATACCTTCTCATTTCTGTACTTAAATTTCCATCCTTCTTTCTGATGTTTTTCATCATTGAACGAATCAATAGCCTCCTGAAAATCGCTTTCACTTTCAAAGAAAATATCAATGTCTTTTACTCTTTCTCCGGAAAGGATATTTTTAAAACATCCACCAGCTATGAATCCTTTGTGGCCTTCCATATACTTGTCAAGCCATCTTATTTGCCAGAAATTATCTGGAGTATCTATTACAAAATTATTCATATTGTTTATGTTTTGCCGTTACCAAGCGAGATAAAAATTCCGCTTCACAATAATACAATGAGTGTAATTACTCAGGTCGATTCCGTTGTCCGTAAATGCATCCAGGACCCGTTTTTCCACGTATTTGAGTTTTACTGTTATCCCCTTCTTAAACACTTCTATTAACTTCTCATTGCACTCAATAGGTCCAATAAAACAGTACCTATTTGAAGGACTGTCTGATATACAATATGTCTGACATCCTAACATGTTGCTTAAAATATTCTCATACATATTTTCTATATTTTACAATTTTTAGCTATGTTACTTAATTCAGCGGTCATTATCAAATCTGATAGTGATCGCCCCGCATGCACATTTTTGAATAAATTTTATCTTTAATAATTTTCTCATTAGAGTTATCCTCTATTTACTTTTTTCTTTATTTCTTCCGCGATCTCTTCTAATGTTGTTGGAGATAAATAATCATCTATCCTCAACTCTCTTACATAACCTAAGCAATCCAAATCTTTAGCATCCATCTCCTGCTTCTCTTCGTCGACCCACCTTAAAGTGCCATTTTCTCCACATTCCGGGCATTTATCTGCCCCACACGGAAGAAGCATTTGCGCCCCACATAAGACACATCTTACCCAGTCTCCGTGCTGCACCCCTTCGTATGTTCTTGTTTTCATATTTGTCATTTTATCATTTACAACTTTCACTTCTTCGCTCCACAAACGTCTCTTATATATCGGAGTGATGCCGATCAGAATACCACTATCTTCACCCCAATACTGAAGTGTTTTGGACTCAATTTTATGATGCAATTCCTGTATTCCTCCTTTGTTTCTGTCATAAGGATAAAAATCAGATAATTTTACCATTTTCATTTTTCTGGATTTTCAGTAGTTCCTAAAAGACATTCATTACCCTCAAAATGAATACAATAATCCCATAATGTTCCATTGGAACATTCGTACTTATAAGGCAATCTATTATAATCGTCCACAATTTCCCTTGCAAACAAACTGATATTCCATTTTTTATTTCCTTCTTTTCTTACCAGCACTTTATCAAACGGCTTAAACTCATATTTCGGCTCTTCTTTAATCCCGAAGAAGCGTTTCAGATACTCTTTAGCTTTAGGTTCTTTGCTTGCCTTTAATGCGTCAACCAACTTTTGTCTTTCGGACTCAGTGGCAAATCTGTATTTTTCTATCTGATTTTCCCCAGCAGATAAACCATCTTTTATTTTAAGAATACCTTTTTGATTTAAAGAGGCATAAAAAGACGTTAAATATTTCCCATGTGTATTTAAAATAAAGATATAGCTACCATCTTTATTACTTAACACCTCTCCATCTTTAAATGTAATATATTCTGGAACTTCAAGAAGGAGGCGATTTTCGCTGCTAAGTGCTTTTCCTGTAGCAGAAAACCAGTCTGCCGATACAGAAATCGAATGAATTACAACCAATAACGGACAATTTGACGAATTGTCTTCATATACGATTTCTGCTCTATTTTGTCCTTTCTCTGTCACAATACGACCTGCTATTTCCCCTATGTTTATTTTTTTCGCCGTTTCTAAATCAAACGGAATTGTTGCTGTTCTCTGTTCCATGATCTTATTTGCTTTTATTAGTTCCTAAAAGATGCTCATTTCCTTGGTATGGAATACACTCTTTGTATCTCAAACCTCCCAAGCATTCATATTTGTATTCTTCTTCTCTTACTCTGGCAAATAAGTGTAGATTCCAATTTCCCAAATTGCTTGCTCTCACCAAGACTTGATCGAATGGCTTAAAATCGCATTTCTTTTCTTTAGTCAGCAAGTATTCGTACTCACTTAGATATTGTTTTATTATTCCTGCTTTTTTAAGGTTTTCTGTATTAGCAATTCTTTCAGCAAAAGATTTTTTCTCTTCCTCTGTGGCTAATCTAACATACTTGGATTTATCCTCACCACACACACTTGTCCATATTGGAACTTCTTCAGATGTAATCTCGCCATATGCCGATATACCATATATGCATCCCATATCTCCTTCTCTATTAATAATACCATTATATATAAATGGGTTCCCAAGCGTGCTTATTAATACATCTCCTTTCTTAAAATACGCTCCAGCCTCTACTTCCAATTCCAGAACGTTGTTGAAAAAAGTACGACCTTCTGTATCGGCATATATAGCACTTATCCCAGATTCATCTTTTTTTACAAAAAGTAAATTATAACGATCTGCACAGTCTTTTGACTCATATACAAATTCTATTTTAATATTACCAATTAATACTGAACCTTCTATTTCTCCGCTTTTAATTTTTCTCGCCGTATTTAAATCAAACGGAACAATAATTGGATTTTCCATATCTTTTTATTTTTAATTATGTAATCAATAAAACAAGATGGGTTACTTAAACCCATCCCAGTTGTTTTGCTATTCTCTCCATTTCGTTATATGCTATCCTATGACATCCAGCGGTTAGCAAATCGTTTTCGTACCGATTTAGACTCCACTGGTGACCGGTGATGTCCTCCACCAGACCGTGCCGAAACTCGGCGCCCCGGTGCATTGCCGACACAGCCCTCCACAGTTTTCTGGCTTCTGCTATTCCAATCTTTATCTGTTTACTTGTCTCAATAATATTTCCTTTTATACGAATCCAGGCGTTAGGTTTTTCACCAGGAATATAGAAAGGTGTATTCAAGAAATTGATTTCTCCTGACTTCCACTCTTCCAGTTTTTCATCAAAATCCTTGTAACGGGCTTCTTCTTCCTTTCTTAATCTCTCTAATTTTATTCTTTCTCTTTCTTCCTCACCCTTTCTCCATCTTTCAGATCTTTCTGAATACTTAATCCATGTACCTTCCCCGCAAACTTCATCAACAATCACATTTACGGTCCCTAACACTTTTAATCCTTGATGATCCAATAAAATTTGAAAGATGCGTTTTAATTCATGTACGTGCTTACGCTTGATACTATCTCCGCTCTTGGATAATTCATGATTGGTTCCAAGCCAATCATTAGCACTCTTTTTAAGGATACTCTTAGCAGTCCCCATGTTAAAGAACTGAATGTAATCCATCATATTCCCAAAAGCGCCCCAAATATCTGTATAAGATAATTCTGTTTTAGCTCTTTTGTATTTTTCAATAGACTTCTTAATTGATTCCAGTTTGCTGGCAACAAACCTCATATTACCAGTATCCGATATATTATCCCCTACACTGAAAACCATTGCCCAAGTTGGTATCGCATTACGAACATAGCATTGATGTTTGCTCGTGGTAGCAGAATAATAATCTTCATTTATCAGGCATGCTTTCTTCCCTTGTTTGTTTTTTACTATTCTCCCGACTTCAAAGTGATGCCCATAAGAATAAATACTTGTACCTACAAAGAAGAAATTGCTCCCTGATGCTGATTCTTCTTGTTCATGAGCCCACAAGTGAGCGACCATTGAATTGTTCATATAAATATCTTTTTAATTGTTTAACTTACCTCTACTATATAATCCTCTTTGTTCATATTTTTCAATACATTCGGTTATCATATCGCAGAACACTTGCCCTTCTTTTTCGGAACCTCTGAAGTAACCAATCATCTTCAGGATATTCCCGTTAAACTCATGGACAAACTTGTTGTAATAATGTTCCCCCATAACTTTCCCGTATTTTTCCATGAACAAATCTTTGTCCAACGACTCATCCTTAAAACAACGGTTGTAATCCCATCTTACAACACGAAACAATGTTTCAAAATTCAATCTTTCCATATCCTGTATTTTATTTAAGCTCAAACCTAATATCTTCCGGCAACTGAGAGCGGTCCACCTTGTTCACAAAATCATCAAACTCTTCCTGTGTGATTTTTTCTCCATAACTGTTCCAGTTGAAAGATAAAGTATTTAAGTGAGGGTAATATATAGCATTATCAGTAGACAACCCATAATCAAACACACAGAGCATTATCTTTTTTTCTGCTTCTGCTTGTCTGATTCTCTTATCGTATCGCTCACAAATTTCAGCACGCTTTTTCAACATCTCTGCCTTATGATCCTCTTCCCTACGTTTTTCGATATTTTCTGCGGAATAATACCTGGCTTTAACGCGCTCTTCAATAAGAGATCGTTCCTCGTCCGTTAATGTCAAAGTAAGCCTTTCCTTTTCCGGCGTATGCGGATTTACCCATTTCTTGCCACACAGGTCTTCAAGTTCAACAAGAAGCTCGTCTGATTCACGTTTCCATCTATCCACAATCCCCAGATTGAAAAGCATATATTTGAAATACAGCTCATCCTCAGAAGCTATATATAATTTTACGCATTCTTGTTCTGATATACGCAGATACTTCATTGCCACAGATATACCACTTTTTCTAATATGATATATTCCATTTCTAACCGGATACACAGGAGCACCATAATGATTACTGCAATGCAATGGTATAAATTTCGCCAATTCCGGAAAATGTTTTGCAACCTCACCGTGGCAGCAACCTCCCATATACTCTACATACGTTCCTTGTTGATCTTTCTGTCTAATATCAGCCGTTACGCTCCAGTCACACATATTGTTATGACAATCATCATCTAAAGATATTGTGACTGTTATTCTGTATTCTTCTTTGTTTTCTATAAAGAATTTTGTACTTGAATAAATTAGTTTGTTTGCAGTTTCCATATTATTTTAGTTTAATCATTACGCTTGTAAAAAATAAAATCTGCACATTCCCCCGGTGTATTATTAGCGTTATTGTACCAATAAAAACCTTCTGTTTTCCAGTCTACATCTACGGGATCTTCTTTTACTCGTTCCAAGAAATTCCTTATTTCTCGTTCTTCATTATCTGACAAACCTGTATAATCACCATTTATCAGAGCACAAGCCCAATAAACTGGAAGCCTGTATCTTGTTACCTTTATACTCATATCTTCATTAGTTTACAATTACTATCTTCAAATACAGGGACCATGCCCTGTCCCCTGAAATAAGCAGTAGCTAACTTAAAAGCGTACAGCGGATTCACTTTCTTAATTTCTCGCTGTGATTTATAGAAAGATAACGGCTGACATATATAGAAATTTTCATTGCCAAGACTTCCAAAAAGCCAATCCATACCACCTTCATCACAATTAGTGCCACCCAGTATTATTAAATCACATCCGGTCTTCCTGGTTCCCAAAATAAATGCCTTATTTTCATTTTCTGGTCGCATAAATATCTTTTTATCAACTTCAAACCAATCATTCCGACAAGTATCTAAATCTCGGCGGACAATTTCGTCAATTTCAAATGCATATTCTTCTTGTGTTTTCATAAGATATGTTATTAAATGTAGTTATATAATTTCTGGATAAAATCACTCATGGCATCAGCATACACAACCTATTCTTCTAAGCCATTCTCTATCATGACTTCCTTTATCAATTCATCTGTCTCCTCGTAACATCCCCAGCAAGAATCAACCTCTTCCCATTCTTCGCAATCTTCATCCTCTCTTGATTTGTCTTTGTATTTCTTGGTAAATGCTACCTTCTTTTCAAGAACGTACCCTTTTACATCTCCCCACATCCACATACCTATGGACTTTACTTCATTATCTATAATTTTGACACAATCTTCTCTCCAATCTCCTTCTTTGTCGCAGACTTCATTATCATATTTTTCTTTTGTGGCGTATGCTATCCCTTTTATATAATCACCTTGGCTATAACCCCTTGTTGACCACTCTATGGCCAACACATCTTTTCCGTATTTGGATATGATATCTAACAAATCTTCGTCATCCAGATCCTCTATTAATTCTCCTCTGTAATCAAAGTCCTTCAAATCACTTGGAAAAAACTCTTGACCTATATATGGACTTGTCTTATGCTTCAACTCCCATACATTGCCACCTCTGTTGTATGTGAATGAGATCCCATTCGCTTCCCCTTTCTTTAAATATTTTACAATGTCTTTCTGTTCTATATGCTTCATTACAATAGCATCAATAACATCTCTAAGATTATGCTTGTTATCGTAGAAGAAAATTTTCCAATTGCATTCATCATGCAATCGATGCGTATCAGAGTATTCAAAGAAGAATGACCCAAACAAACCCCAATTAGTTATAGGGCATTCTGAATCACGGCAATAATACACTTTAATGCGATAATCGCCTACTTCTTTTGTTGTAATAAGGTTGTCTTCCATGTCTTTATATTTTAAATAGTTCTTAACTTTTTATCAATAAATTCATCTATTTCATCATAGTATGATCCATCAAAATCACAATTCCCATATTTCTCTGTAAACTCTTTAGCCCACTCTCGAATGATGTTAAATGCCTCTTCCCTGCTACATTCTTTTAGTCCTGGTAGATACTCCACGGCTTCCGCCGATAGCTCTTGCAGATTTCGTAAATAATTCAAATCTATGCTATATGGCAGCTTACCTACTTCTATACATACATAATGACCCTGTTTAAAGGCATCCTGTAAATCTTCCAAACTTTCTATCAATGACTCGGACTCATCATCTACCCTCACCTTGTATAACTCAAAATCTTCATTTTCTGCCGACACCCATATCTTGTAGGCTTTTTCGTTGGACAATCTTTTCCAAACAAATCCGTCACTGAATACAATTAGGCTACCTGTTACTATCGTATTTTTCATAATCACTTTCTAATCTGTTACTCTGTAATAATAATCAAGCTCTTCTCCCTTAAAGTTGTTCATGGCATACTCGTCAGCCTCCCGCCACAACCGGTCATACAGTGCAGCCAGTTCACGATTGCTGTCATAATGCTGCCAGATTTTATGATTCAATACGAGCGTTAATTCCGTGAAAAACTTATAATCATCTTTCCATTCACTGAATGCACGTTTGTAGGTATCTTTGACACCTGCTACACCATACTTGTCGGCTATGCTGAAATCTTCCCAAAAGGTAGTCAGTAGGTTATAGCCCACTTCTTTCATAAATTCTTTGAATGTCATAATCTAATTGTTATCCTTATTTCTTCCAACACCAAAAATTTATAGCATATTTATTACGAAGAGTAATGAAAATTTTTTCTCCACTTACCTGAGCAAGAACTTTCTCGCCAAGTATCCTTTCAAGAAGAGGTGCGTATTTTGCGTCAACAGGGAGATCTCTTGTCTCCGTTATTGGCTTGTACGGAAAAAATATCCTGTTCCCATATACCATTTTTAAATATAATCCATCCGGCGATTCAAATACGTCTTTCTTTGTTTGTCTCATCCCGGATTGTATTACCTTCTCTTTTAACGATCGGATATATGATTTCTCATTGACCTCATTTATCTTATCAATTACCTCTTTCTTAAATTCGTAATACTCATATATACGACCTTTATAATCAGCCACCATTTCTTCAACCTTGCTTTTGGATGCCCATAGCCCGCAATACACATAGCAATCCAATAATCTATCTACTGAAGAAATGCCAATAAGCATCATCTCAGAAAAAGAATTTCCTTCTTTTTCTAATTCTTCTCTGGCTCTATCTGTCACCGCATCCCACCATTGTCCTTCACACTTCTCTACCTCTCCATTATCAAGTACGATATCGAACTTTCTGCCTCCGAAAGCTTCTCTTCTCTCATTTCTCTTTGCAAGGAAATCATAGAATATACCTCCTATTCTTCCAATAATGGTATCATCTCCGTACTTTGTGCTAATTTTATCAGGCATTTCGTCGAAGACAAGAAACTTCGATTTTCCTGACTCTACTAAGTATAATAGCTTCATGATTTATCTCTTTAGATGTAAGTTATGCTGCCAACATTAATCTGCATTATATCGTTTTCCAGCGTAATGAAATTATTTTGTTTTATGGGTCCAAACATCAATCCATATACACTTACTGTATTAAACAGCCTAACAGTGTGAAAATTTTCATTTAGCTCTACCCTGTTTTTATCCCAATATCCCAAATCGTTGATAGTCGCCGGGAATCCTCCTATATCGTTATGCCTGTAGTAATCGTTTTTATTGAAAACGATTCCCTTTATTAACAGGTTACCGATGCTTTTCATGTTGAATCCGGACAACGCGATCTGCTCTGAGATATAACTAATCAAACAATTATGATACGTGTTTGGCCTATCTCCTCTCTCGTTAATAATTTTCTTCCATTTCTTCGTTAATGGAACCCTAATATCCATATATGTACCAAATACGACTATGTTAGGACATTCTCCTTCAAACTTCGTTAAATCTTCTACTTTCATAATTAACAAACATTTGTATTGTTTTCGTTGTTCACTATCTGATTAATGTATGATCCTGGCCACGAACAGCCAGGCTGACCTCATAGCAGGACGGGCGCTGCCCTACTCTAGCTGTTCTACCCACTCTCTGTACCCTACGTTAAAACCAATAGGATCATACCTTTTGATCATAGTACCATAATTCTCTCTACCGCAATACCTGTTTTTTCCTCCAATAATCCATCTCTCATCGTCTCTATCTGGAGATATGGAGTTAAGATACTTTTCATAATCCTTTCTACTCTTTCCCATCTTTGTCTTGATTTAAACAATAGTTAATAAAATAAGCAACCTGTTCATTTTCCCCTGTATTATCAAAATCACCTAAAGTCATATCATCATAATCCAGCAGAACCATACGAAAACCGTTTTTTTTGACATACACCTCCGTTAAAAACATAGGAATCCCAGCAATTTCTATTATCACCGGAAACTGATCATCAAAGTCAAACGCATTATTATCTTCTCCCCATTTTTTAAATTTTAGCTTTATACTTCCACCGTTCTCCACTAATGCCTCTTTGATGTACTTTAATCTTTTTGCATTCAGATCAATCTCTGCTTTTTCTATTTCTTTGTACAATTCATTCAGATCCATATTCCACTATATTTATGTTGTCAAATTTTTCTTTTATAACATCCAAGGCTCCACACTCGTTTGTTATCATAGCATGCATCCCTGGCTTCATTCTCCACAGATTAAAATACCTTGTCACATTCATAGTGGCATTAAATAATGATATTTCATATCTTGTGTTTCCATTTTTATCACGCCCTATGTTTTTAATATAACATATGTCTGGCTTGTATTTGAAATAATTAAAAAGCCTATACCATCCCTTCCCGTTACATGTTTCACGATTCCATATTCCAGCAAGCTTCCTATATCCCCTTACTGGTATTTTCTTTATTTCTTTTGGTACGATCTTGACATACTTTCCTTCTCCGATTGGTATGGTCATATTACCTGCCTCTTCAGTACAAAAGTATTCTATTTCAGATGCCATTCCTTTATACACATAGAACCGGTATAAGTTCCCGTCAGGGTCTACCCGATCCATGTAATATAATATCACTTTGTCTACTTTTATCTTTTTCATTCCTTTATTCTACTTATCTTTAAATTGTTATTCCCACAGTATTCCTTCAGCCAACTATCCGTTAGATAACGATTAACTCTATCGTATTTCTTTTTCGGACCCTTGCTCCAGAATTTCCATTCGTTTGTGATATTGTACCCATATTTATCAAACCAATAGATATAATACACTACGTTACCATATAAATCCACTCTTTTTCTTTCCTGTATGACTACCTCGTAAGGTATCTTCTTGTCTCTTTTCTCCATCTTTGTCCTCCTTTATTGAATAAAAAAACGGCACCTATCTTCGCAGACCAGTGCCGGCAACTAACTTACATGGAAAACTACTTAACCTCAACTAATTCTACAGAGCCGTAGAATTTAGTGAAGCTACCAACAAATTCTCTTATATTTTTATATTCTTCTGGTCGTTTTCTGTTACCATCTTTTATATAATTCACCCACAGTCTATCCTCTATGTTCTTAATCGCATTCTCTATCGTAAATTCGTCGCTGACGCTCATTAAACACGAAGACCCGGTTTTCTTATGTGGTTTATATATCCTTGAAAAAGACCACATTTTTATTCTATCATATATATATCCGTTGTTGGGATAAACGAATCCTATCCGGCTGTCACCTTCTTTAGCGTAAAACACACCTGGCTCCTTCCCGCCCTTTCTATATACTACAAATCCTTTTTCTTTTAGGATATTAACCACTTTATCTAATTTATTTTCTACGTTCATTTTCATGCAAAAATTTAAAAACGACTCTCATTATAGTTGCGAAGTTCTCTACCTTAATCCACTCATGAGCTACTGCTCTAAGTACAGACGTTTCATATGTTGGAATATTGTCTTCTTCAAGCACCTTACAAGAAGCCAGAACTCCTTCGGTCGGCTTTAGTCCACGGTCATGCAGCTCGCAGAGACCGTCTGGCCGGCGGAATGCGCACCACCCGTCTTTCTCTGTCGGCTGGATCATCGCTATTGGTTTTTCCTTCACTGCAAGATACCCTACCATCCACATTGTTTCTTTTAACCTATCAGCGTATCCGGCATCTATGATAGCCTCTATGTCTTTTGGCGTACCAATACAAGGAACCTTACACATGTTCTTGCATTTATCACATGTACAAGGTTGCTCCCATCTATTATGATCTATGCCTACCAACTTCTTTATCCGTTCTACTTCCTCTTTCATGTCACACTTCTTTCGTTAGTTTATCATAATATGCTTTCAATTCCGGTGAAGCATATTCCATAAATGCCTCAAATAAACATGGTACTTCTACTATCGCGTATATAGCGCACCCTTTCATCGTTGAAAGCTGTTCAAGATCATTACTGTACAGGCACGTAACATAAGCACCTACATTAAATACATGTAAATCTATCCTTACGTATTCCATACATAAAGATAATGACTTAAACAAATCCTTTACATCATTCTTATCAAAGAGTTCTACAAATTCTCTCAATTTCATCTTACTACCCTTTCCACGTGTTTAATTAATACTACTGCCATCCCTTTGCCGGTTTTTATCGCACATTCCGATCCTTTTATCCATTCTACACATCCTACATACTTTTCTGTAGAATGAAAACCTGGATTGTATTTCCCGGATGTACTAAACTCTACCGTATCCCCTACCTTCAGATCCTCAAAAGCAATAGCCCATGTGGTCCAAATTCTATCATGTCTTCCAGGCTGAATGGCTCCGATTACGCCTTTCTTACGACCGTTTTTTATTGCCCTTAGTATTATCTTCCTATCACCTTCGATAAGGCTGCAAAAGCGCCCGTAAAAGGTCAAATCAACCTGTTTTCCTCCTATTTCTTCTCTTATTTTTGTTATTCTGTTCATTTTCTGATTTTGTTTTATTTTTTTCTTTGTTTTTTCTATCTTCTATAGAAGATGATAATAACATTATCTTTTCTATGTTACTTTTTGACTGTAAAAAAGAATCGCATTTCATTACTACTACCACCTTCTTAAGTTCCCCATTATCATACAGCGATACACGCATCATGTTTTGCACCTCGTCCACTATCAGACCTGGAGTAGTCTTAGCCATTTTGCGTAGCTTATTATACTCCGGTCTTTCCATTTCCTCTGTTTATTACTCTATAGTATTTATCCTTATCCCCTTCTTTCAACTTCTCCAGATAGAAAATTCCATCATGTAAATGAGACAAACAAAACCTGTATCCGTATTTCTGTACTCTTCTTACATGATCCCGCAGTCTTATCTCTTCACTTTTGTCTTGTACTTTGATTTTAATACTGTCTCCTTCTTTGATTGTGTATAAAATAGTTTGAATCTCTTCTTTTTTCATCTTATAAAATATTTTAACGGCAGCACCTATACTCACGCACCACTACTGCCTTATGTTTAACAATTAAATACTTAACTCTTCAATGGTCAAGCCTTTTTCTTTTGCCCACTTTAGCATCGCGCATAATTCTGTTTCTGACTTATATTTCGGATCACGCCACGCCCATCCGAATTTATCCAGGACATGATGATATAATTCGTCGGCCTTTGCCGTGTAAATGTCTTTGAATAAATGCTCCGAACCTTCCGGTATAAGCATCTCTGTTGTTGCAAAATCGGAATACGATAAACATCCGTAAGCATATTCTGTTATTTCACTCCATGCTTCTCCGGCTTTAAATCCAAATTCTTTTACAAAAGCCAAAGTTAGATACATATTTAATAATATTGTTACATCATATCCGGAATCCGACTTTCTTTCTATTATTTCCTTTTCAAATTCCTTTAAATCTTCAGGCCCTAAAAAGATGTATCCTGATACCGACCGGTAATTAGTCTCCGCATACTTCTTGCATTTATCATCATTGACAATCTTACTAATGTTAGATAACATCTTTTGCCTCCATTCATCACAAAACTCTACCTCTACGTTCATCCAATCAGTACCATAATTATATTCTTTCGGATATCCGACCGATGTTACCTTTATACTATTCACGCCATATCCGTAAAGGCGTTCACTTACCTCATTCGCCCATTCCTGTACAAAAGGAATAAACTTATTGTAATAAGAATCAAAATCAAAATCCGATTCCTCCTCATATTCTGGCATCTCTTCATAATCCTGTTCAAAGAAATGACGAGGATCTGCTATTGTTTCGTAGAAACTTACGTTAATGAAACAAAACTCGTTAGTTGTCGTTTTTAATATCATAACTTTTTGTATTTACGTACATTTTTCTTGCCATAGAATCTACACATGGCACGAATCTGACTATAAAATACTTTTGTCCTCCTGGCCTCAAAGTATTTAAACATTTCTTCATTCTTTGTTTCCCAAACGTAATCCGTTTGGGAACTCATGCGATCTTTCTCCTTGCGTGAATAATGGTAATATGATACCACAACACGTTTCATACCATTCTTTACAGGTACGATATTTACGTCTATACTATTCTCTGTCATATTATTATTGTTTTATGCATTATACAAATACAAAGAGCGCATACCTTCACAGGCCGGCGCTCCTTTCAATAAAAATGAAAAAACTAATATTACATAAACATATTGTTTTCTACTCTTTATTACAATACTTTTGTTCCGCAATTATTATATCTTCCGTACTCTTTTTTCGTATCATTCAAGATTTCAAAAACCATCTTCTTGTGATCTTCGTTTGGTAACCTATCCTTAACAGCCGATATTACGCCCGCTATAGACGTAAAGCCTGAATCTGTTATTGAACACAGCAACACGCCTCTGTCGGCTCCGGTGCTTATTGCTGACGCCTTTATAATATCATTCTTATATATTCTCATAACTTTTTTGTTTTATTGTTTGTGAGATGCCCAGAATCGAACCAGGACCGGCACATACGCACCGGCACGCCGCGTCATCCCCTCTATGATGCAGAAATAGGCATGCCTATCCTCACGAACCGACATGCCAAAACCCAAAACTTAATTTGATGAATAAAATAGATTAACAAAAATACTATTCTAATTCTTTTATAATATCTTTCACAATATTCAGCCTTACCTCCTTCGTTTCTGGACTAATACAACCAAACCACCCATAAAACTTTCTTGTTTCCTCTGGTTCTGTGGCCATACTTATCTTCTCCTCCAATTCCGGGAAATATATTCTCACCATTTCGTCTGAACGAAACTCATAGATATTTTTATGTGTTTTGAAATACATAAACACTACATTTCTTAACGCAACACATATGTATTCCCCATCCTCTAACCTATCAATCATCTCATATACCTTTTTCCATATGAATAATCGCTCTTCTTTTGTAAACATATCCTTCTTTATTTTTATGGTATTATTTGACTGTATGCAGACTTTTCCATGTACACAATATTATGCTCCTGTCCAAATATCTTCTTTGCCACCTCTTTCTTTATCGCACAATATCTTCCTGTACGATACGGATTCTTTTGATCTGATCCATCCTCGACTTCGATAATAAAACAACCTCCGTCATCTATTATCTTTTTGCAATTGTCACATATTTCTCCCGTGCATATATGATGCGGCGCCTGCCCTTTGATGTTATTCCCTAATAAAGCAATCCCCATCTCTTCACCGCATACTATGCATAGTTCTATGGATGGATTCAACCCATGCTCTGGATGCAATACAATACCGTCTTTCATTTTCTATCCTCCTTTATTAATTCTATTATAAACTTTTTATCTTGTTCCCACAATGGCAGCCCTTCTTTTACTGTGTATGCCACTGTTTCCCTCTCTCCTATTAATCGCACGGCAATCTCTCTTGCTTTCAAGTCATCCTCCTCATGCGATTTGTTTATTAAATCATAGGCACATGATTCCACCTTTTGCCTTTCGATTATTATCGAACCCATTAACTCGCTTATATGCGATCCTAAAAACGATAAGACATTAATAGCTTTCCCAATATCATTTGAAATAGCACTTGCTAAATACATCTTATCCATATACTCCGGCAAAGCCTCGTATGCCGTTTCTATGTTTTTATACTGATTTTCGTTTACCTCCCTTTTAATCAGTTCTTCAAATTCTTCTTTTAACATGTTCTTCCCTATTTTAATGTTGTGTGAGATCGCCGGAATCGAACCGACTTGCTGCACCATGAATCCCATAAATCAAATGCTCCGATCTTCGCAGATGGGAGCATTCTGTCTAAAGCATAAGAAAATTAATGAAGAAAATTTTTCTCACTTACGCCATAGCATCTAAAATAGCTATCAACACTATTTCTATGACAAGCACAATAGAGAATGTCTTAAATATCTTTTTCATATCTCCTCCTTTTTTATCTGTTCTTTTCACGTTCCACAATAAACTGTTCCGGCTCTGCTCCGAACTACGTTCCACCTACAACCGCAGGCCTTAGCCCAAGGCGCCGCCTACTCCCCCTCTATGGCAGCCTGTTCGTACCTACAAATCCAATCTCCATCTACACAACTATCACTACGCGATAATAAACATTTATCCTTATAACAATCATAAAAAATACACCTATCACAACTGTAATCCTTAACGTCTACACAGCTAACTACCTTAGCATATACTATACCATCACTGCCTTCTATTCCTTTTATCCCGAAAATAGAACCTTCTACCTCCTTACTCAAATCTAAGTCAGGTGCAAAATCATATACGTTCATACCATCCATATTTTAATTGTTAAACATTCCGATTACCACTAATCTATAGAATATAGTTTTCAACTCTCAACCTATTGAATTTTGTAGAATAAACTCACATTATGCTGTTTTAAAGCACTGTAATCCTTAATTTTGTGGGAAAACCCTACATAATGTTGTTTTAAAACGCTTATCTATTGAATTTTGTTGGTAGGGAGTGCCCTCCCCCTCCCTCTCTCCAACTCCCGCTAATCCTCCGGCTTTCCGCATAGAACCCACGCCCTACCGCCTCACTACCGGCATACGGAGAGCGCTACAAGCTTATACTCTGGCATGAAGTGTGGGGTGTTTAGAGATAATATCATTCCATAGAGAGAATAGAGAGTCTTCAGCCCACGCCCTACCGCCTGCTCCTCCTATCAAGATAGATATTTAAACCTATAATCAAAGCCAACAAAGAAAAGCAAAAGACCATTACAATATTATACTGATCCGGTCCGTACTCCAACATAGAACGAATACCAACCGACAGAAAATACAAGTCAGCTACTAATAAAAACCACCACATAAAATAAAAAAAAATACAATAAGTATGTCCGAAAATACGGGTATTATAAAACCTAACTAATTAATAATCAAGCATACCTCATTTTTGAGAAAAATACAATAAGCTTAATTTTCAATCCATAGAGACGAAAAAGGCGGCATCCGACACCCTATTTTGGGTCAGAAAACCGCCTAAAGTTTCGTTTTAAACCAATTTTAACGACATGATATAGACAAAATACCGGCATTATATCCAAACTATCATATTTTAGTTTCGTTTTAGACCAATATAGCTCACATCCGCCGTTCACTCTCAGAATATCCTACCCGTAAATAGAAAGAGTAGGATACAAAAATAGGGCTGCTCCGATATTCGGAACAACCCTACTCCTGTTTAAATACTGTTTATGTTTTCCTTCACGTATGTTCGTGATGTATGGACTTTGCGTTTGCATTTGTCCTTTCCCGTATCGGCATGATACGCTTCTTTGAGATCACGATACAACATAAATTCACGATACGCTCTTTTCCGCTTTTCTTTAGCTTCTTTCCTGGACAGACCGCGAACGTCTACCATGTGAGATTTAAATTTCCTTTCCATTTTCTTTATGCTTTAATTATGATTAACCCCAGCGGTTAAGTGCTTCAATATAGAAACCTTCCGCCTCTTTATACTCATTTTCACTAAGTGTTTCCACCGTCTCGATATAGTTACGCAATGTTATTTTTACGCAACTGTTTTTAGATTTATTGAACGCTTCAATTAAAGCGTTGATCATTGCTTTCTTTTCCATGCTATTATATTGTTTATAATTTAGAGGTTGCTCCGGAATCGAACCGGACACGCATTCCTATTCTATACGAATTTTATGCTACAACCAACAGCCCGTAATTAGTACGTAGTTCTTGTGTACAGGCCCGTACTATGTTGTTATTATATTTTCCGTCTGCTACACAACTTAGCCACAAATAAAGGCGATTGTGTCCTTGCGTTTTGATATATCACGCTCCTACATGGTAGGCTACATGTTTATACCCTGTAATTTAATCTACAGCCTTGTTCTATTTTTCGTGTAAGCAAGTAAGACACGTTTCGATCTGGAGATAAACCTCGTACAACGGTATGTTTTCCAAACTGTACTAACATGCCTAACATAAACCACACTTATTTAGTGCAGTTCATGCAGCAATACCGTATCTTTAATTGCCAACGGCTTCGATACCGGTATATCTATCTCCAATATGTAAAATAACTCTCTGTTTTGTCAGCTTCAGTCTAAAGCATACGCGGGACGTGCACCCACTGACAACGGCGTACAAGCGCGTTTAACGGTACGCGCCTAACCTTTTTTTTACTGCTGGTTGCTTTCATGTGTTAAATACTCACTCACGCACTTTGCAATGGTACGGATTGAATAAGATTTAATCCTAACGGCTACATAAGTAGCTTTATACTCATCCGTTTCTTTAACAAGCCACTTTGCGCTTTTTTTAGTCTCCAACGTTTCAGCGGTTGAAAAACCGAAAGGTTTATACTCCCCGCCATAAATCACATTTTCCGCGCACCAGTCGGCCGTTTTTGTCTCGATTCCTTTCTCCTTGTCTACCTTGTTATCCTTATATACTTTAGAGTATAGAGAAAATTTAACAAAGGTATCACCCACTTTAGGCAACATTTGGCTACACACGGCAACCAGCCGTTTTTTGTCCTTTGCGAGTGCTGCAACCTTTACAGCATATTCGGCTGGTATTTCCAACGTCTTACAAATTGCTTTCAGGTCAGCACCATTTGCAAATAAAGCATTATACAACTTTACAGCACCCACCAGGTTAGAGGCATTCTCTTTAATAACAGCGTTCTGTAGCTTGTTAACATTTTTCTTTGTAATCATATCAATATGTATTTATTTGTTAAACAATATCACCTCAATATATCACCTCTTTACAACGCAAAGAGGCAAAAGGTATCGCCATACAATACACCCAACGGGAGTATATATATAGCTTCATTATGTAACGCCAATATTCTCGCTTGAATACGGTGCAAATATACAACCTTTTTCGGTATTACATATATATATGCTATCTTTTTTTTGTTAACTTGTATTAATTTCGATTCTATTATCTGATTATCAGCAAGTTGCAAAACACACAAGAGCAGTACTATATGCGTACATTAATAGGTAGGATATATGTTTATTTAAGTGGCTTATAATCAATATGTTATAATAATACATTGATTATCAATAATTTAAATAAACTGTTGATAATCAGCAAGTTTATATGTTTGAGGTGAAAACGCGTTTCCGGTTTTCCAGCGAAGGGGGTGTGGGGGAGAAAACGCGTTTCGGGGGCGGGAGGTTCGTGATAGGTACCCCCTCTCTCTCATCACATAAATATTTTTTCCCCTCTCTCTCATCACATAAATATTTTTTCCCCTCTCTCTCA